CCAGGCGGGTTTGGTAGACAGACTTCCCAATGCCCGGATCCTCACGGTTTCGGCTACCGGTGCTTCCAAACCGATGAACCTTGCCTACCAAACCCGCCTGGGTTTATGGGGAGAAGGAACGTGCTTCCCGAATGTAACTTCTTTCATTAACTCCATCGAGGGCGGCGGCTTGGCGACAATGGAAATTGTTGCCAGGGATTTAAAGGCAAGAGGTCTCTATGTTAGCCGGACGCTTTCTTTTGATGATGTTACCCATCAGCAGATGGAGCACAACTTAACGCCAGACCAAGTAAAAAATTACGATAAATTAGCCGAAGGGTGGCAGCTTGTTTTAAGAAATATCCATGATGCTCTCCAAGTGACCGGGCAAACTACCCACAACGGAGCAAGGGCAAGAGGGGCTTGGAACGATTGGAGCCATTTCTGGGGAACGTGCCAACGGTTTTTTAATCAGGTAGTTACCTCTATGCAGACCCCTACCATGATACAAGACATGGAGGAAAAGCTCGCTAAAGGTGAATCCTGCGTTATCCAGTTAGTTAATACCAATGAGGCCGCTCTTAATAGAGGTATTTCTGAATTAGAAGAAGGGGAAACCCTTGAGGACCTCGATATTTCACCGATTAAAATATTGCTTGAATGGGTTGACAAGGGCTTTCCGGTTCAACAGTATGAAATCAGAACAGACGATAATGGTAACGAAGTTGCAGTTCCTCTTTTTAATGCTGACGGAACTCCGGTTTTAAACCGTGAAGCGGTTGCCATGAAAAACCGACTTCTTACTGAACTGGGAAGTCTGCCAGCTCCCGATAATCCACTTGATTTAATACTTAACCATTTTGGGACCGAGAAAGTAGGAGAAGTTTCAGGGAGATCAAGGCGTCTTGTAAAAGGTTCAGACGGTTCTCCAACTATTCAACCGTGGTCAAAGAACAAAGGCTATGCTGATGTTGAAGCCTTTATGAACGGTAAGAAAAAGATTTTGGTTTTTACCGATGCTGGCGGAACCGGGGCGAGTTATGATGCTGACCGGACTGTTAAAAATCAGACCAAGAGAAACCACTATTTATTGCAAGCCGGATGGCGGGCTGAAAACGCATTACAGGGCTTTGGAAGAACCCACCGTTCTAATGAAGCACAGGCTCCTCATTATGTCCTGCTTACCACCAACCTTCACGGTCAAAAGCGGTTTATATCCTCGATAGCCCGGAGGCTTGACCAGTTAGGCGCTTTAACGAAAGGCTCACGGCAAACAGGAAGCCAGGGATTTTTTCAATCAAGAGACAACCTTGAATCCGCAGAGGCGAGAGATGCCTTACGGGTATTCTTCCGCAATCTTTATTTGGGCGAATATCCAGAAATAAGCCTTGATGATTTTCAGGAACAAACAGGGTTAGAACTTGTTGATAGAACCAGAGGCGGTCTAAAGGCAAACCTACCGGAAATAACCCAGTTTTTAAACCGGCTTTTAAACCTCAAAGTTGACATGATGAACAAGGTTTTTGACCGGTTTCAGGATGAGCACGACCAGGTTGTTGAAAGCGCTATTGCCAATGGCACTCTTGACCAGGGAGTAGAAACTATCCGCGCGGAAAAGATTGAAAAAGCGTCCGAGCAAACAGTCTATACTGACCCAAAATCGCAGGCAGAAACTAAATATGTCCAGCTCGATGTAGAAACAAAAACTCCTTTAATAAACTTTGAAAATGCTCGGAATTATTTTTTGAGTTCAAAGGGATTTTTTAAGAATGTAAAAAGCGGCCGGGTCTGGTGTGCTTCCGACATTAAGACAAGAACCAATACAGGAACAGGTTCTATTGAAGAATACCATATTATGATTTCCCCTGCCCATCACCGGGAATATGTCAACAAAGAGGATTTAATTTCTGATAAATGGATAAAAATAAAAGATTCGGAAGCCAAAAAAGATTGGGATAATGAATTTAATACCTTGCCGCCCACCCAAACAAGAAGAGAGCATATTATTAGCGGTATGCTGCTTCCCATTTGGGACCGGTTGCAAGGCAGGGTTAAAGTTGTAAGAGTCCAGACAGCCGAAGGCGAGAAGATGATCGGAAGGCGTATTTTGCCTGCCGACATATCAAGAACATTGAAAAACCTTGGCGCTGAAAGAGCCCATATTCAAGCAACTCCGGAAGAATTGTTTTCAAAAATTCTTAACGAGAATTACAAGATTGAACTGGCAAACGGATGGGAAATCAGCAGAGCAAGAGTCTCAAACGAAAACAGAATAGAAATTGACGGCCCCGACTATGCTCACATGGAGGAACTGGAAAACCATGGAGTTTTTGTTGAAAGGATAGGTTCTTATACACGATGGTTTATACCGACTGGCGAGAAGGGCGTTAATACCTTTAAAGCGGTAATCAAAAACCGACCGGTGATTGATTTAGTCCCGCCGGATAAAGTGGATTCCCCTATGGCCTCCCGCCGCCTTGACCTCCGCGAAGTAAAAGGAATACCGGTAAATGACATCAATAACGCCCTTGAACCAATCTTATCCAGGCTCAAAGTAAAGCCCAAGGTAACGGTTCTAAAGTATTTTAAAGACCTTCCTGTAAATATTAAGGATACTTTTGCATCTAAAGGCGGTGGTCTTATCGGGGGAGTGATAGACCCCGCAATGGAAAATATTTATATAATTGCAGAAAACACGCCAAGTATTCAAAAAGCACAAATAACTTTATTGCATGAACTCTACGGCCATTATGGTGCGAAAGAACTTTTTGGGGATCAGTTTGAGCCATTCCTTCAAAAGATTTATCTCTCCTACGGTCCTAAAAACTTGGAAAGTATTGCCAAACTTTATGGATACGATCTTAACACCAGAGAAGGCCGCTTAAATACTGCCGCTGAAAAACTCGCATTGATGGCTGAAACAAACGAGAAGCCTTCTATACTTCAACAGGTTTACCAGTTTATCCGTAGCTGGTTAAGAAGAATGGGTTTTGGTTTAACACTCACGGACCAAGACCTGAAAGATATTATTTCTAAAAAGATTAAACCCTATCTGGAAGGAAAAGCAGGATTTGGCACAACACGCCAGGGAATACGCAGTGAAGGGCTGCTTCCGATGGCTTCCCAAAAAGCCCCTACTTTTTATTCTCAGATGCAGAAAGTTTTGGTCAATAAACTTCCGAACAAAGTCATTCCGCAACAAGGAACCATGCTTCTTAATACCTGGGCGAATAGAGGCGAATTCAAGAAGGAAGAACTTGAGTGGAGCGGGGTTAAGGAGTGGTTAGCAGAGCAAAAAGGACAGGTAACGAAAGAGCAGTTGATTGACTTCCTGAAAGGGAACCAAATTGAGATTAGGGAAGTTGGAAAAGGTGGAGAGGGAATTTTAGCGGATTATGATACCGCTCCGCCGGAGGTTCGACGAGCGGTTGATGAATATAATGCTGGCTTTGATGAAATGTCCAGCGACCTTGATGCCTTAGATAAATTTCAAGAGGAACTGGATAAACAGGGCTATGAAGCTGAATTTGATTTCGATGGTCTGACAATTACAAATATTTACAAAACAGGAACAATCCCCACTAAATTTCACGAACACACCCTTCCCGGCGGTGAGAATTACCGAGAGCTGTTGTTGACGTTGCCAGAACAAGTTGAAAAAGGTTCTTTGGTAACGCAGGAAATGTTAAAAAGATACGATGAGCTTGCCGAGAAGGGCATTAAAATGACTAAGGAGAAAAAACAAGAATTTACCAAATTGCTTATATTAAGGAATGAAGATTTTGAAAAAGGTAAAGGAGAAAAGCCTACTTTTCAATCTCCTCACTGGAACGAGCCAAACGTCCTCGCTCACGTTAGAATGAATGATAGAACTGACGCAGATGGTAAACGTGTTCTTTTTTTAGAGGAGATACAGAGTGACTGGCATCAGGAGGGGAAGAAACAGGGATATTTAACAGAACAAGAGAAAAAGGCTGCTTGGGAAAAATTTAAAGAATTTCAATCTCAAATGAAGAAAAAATGGGGTGACAAATTTTTAAAAAAGGAATTTTACGAAAGTCCTGATTTGGAAGAATATGAGCGTTTGCAAATGGCCATACCTGAAGAACAAGTCCCCGACGCTCCCTTTAAAACTACCTGGCCTCTTTTGGCAGTTAAGCGCATGATCCGTTGGGCGGCTGAGAACGGCTACGATAAGATTGCGTGGACAACAGGAGAACAGCAGGCGGAGAGGTATGATTTAAGTAAACAAATTAATGTTTTAAGATATACCAAATACGCCGATGGAATTTATAACCTTTTTGCTATTGGAAAAAATGGGGAGAATATTGATTTTAGTAATAGACATTTTAAATCTAATGAACTTCCGAGCGTAGTTGGTAAAGGCATTGCCGATAAAATTATCGCTGGCGAAGGTCGCCAAATGGTGAACAGCACTACCACGAAAGTGCTTTCCGGCCTTGACCTCAAAGTGGGTGGCGCAGGGATGAAAGGTTTTTATGACCAAATCCTTCCTGCCGAGGTCAACAAATATGTAAAGAAGTGGGGAGCAAAGGTTGGAAAAAGTAAAATAGATTTAGATGCAGACCAAGATGTTTTAGAAGATAGAGGATTTACTCAAGAACAAATTGATAATGGGTTGTCAGTCCACTCCCTCGATATTACCCCTTCCATGCGCCAATCGGTATTGATGGAAGGCCAGCCGATGTTTAGCCGCCGCCAGGAAGAATCCGAGGACGACTGGGCCAAGAGAATTTTAAAAAGCATAAATGTTGAGCCTACTGAAAAAGCAGTAAAGCAAACCGTTAAGCTCGATTCCGATTTCAAAAAGAATTACTCCGATTACCAGAAAGCGGCGAACCCTGAAAACCCGGAAAGCGTTGATCCCGAGAGAGAACTTACTCCCGAGGAAATGCAGAACTGGCTAAAATCAGAGTGGGAAGTTTTGGGAAAAACAGTAGCACGGATGAAGCCTAAAAACATTCCTCATTCCAGCGTCATTGAACAGCTATTGGCCTCACCGGAATTCTATCAACACCCGGTATTAAAGAAGCTGGTTGATCATGCTATCGAAAGAAACTCGCTTTTCTACGATAACCTGAATTATCTCAATAACGCCGACGATCCTTTCCAACCCCATGCGAATGTAACCGAGGCTACCAAAGCATTGGCCATGAAAGGGATTGCAAGGAAAAGCTTCTATCTTTTCGGTAAAACATCTAACGACTATAAGCTCTTCCAGCAAATCATTGACCAGGGGGATATTAACGCCAAAAACGCAGAAGAGTTTGAAGAAGAACTCCGAAAGGGATTGCCTAAATTCATCGAGATAGCCCTTGCAGACCAGGGAATGCCAAAAGAGTTAATTCAGAAGTATAAACAAAACGGGATCCCCGAAGATGTCATTAGCACCTGGAAGCTACACCGCGAAGCCTACGATAAGGCCCTGGATATGCTACTTGCTCCCCTTAAGGAAATGCAAGCAAACTATGAGTCAGCTAAAGCAATATCCCCGGATTTCATAACAATAAGGGATGAAAAAGGCCGGAAGAAAAAAATACTGAGTTTGCAAGAAGCTATTGCGGAGATGGAGCAATGGAAAGGTTCTTATGCCCCGCGTATGCGAGATATAGGAAACTGGCTGGTATCCGGTTATAAGGAAGGTGGAACCGAGAAAGAACGGGTATTGTATCGCCGCAAATATTCCTGGCAGGCGGAAAAACTTGCTCAAGAATTACGATCTCAAGGATTTACTGTTGCCGAACCGGTCAATAGCCCCCCGATCTCTGAGCGGACTTATCAGATAGTTAAGGTGATGGAGGCCGCGAAATTCGTCGAACAGGCGGCACAGCGTATGGATGTCAAAGACTTTGAAGTGAAAGCTAAATTTCTTGAAGGTCTTTTTGATACGGCGGCTGATATGTTCCGGGAGCGAGGTTTTAGGAGCCACATGATCCACCGGGGAAGAATGGAAGGGGTCGTAAAAGGTTATGTTGAAGATCCCAATGAAAGATTTGTCCGCTATATTTCAAACGTCTCGGCAGGAGTTGCAAAAGCGGAAACAGCCAAGCGAATGGTTAGTTCCTTTTTCGGCGATTATGATGCCATGGGGGAACGGGTCGGTGGAGTTGACCAAAAAACAGAACCAAACGTTTATGATGTTGGAAGCCGTTATATTGAGGAGCAATTAAGAAATACAGATTCAAGCGATAGATTTATTGCCTTGATTAAAAGCATTGCCACATTTAAATACCTGGGGTTAAACCTACGAAGTATGGCAGTAAACGCAACCGCCATGTTTACTACCGTCCCGGCCTCGCTTCACGAATATGCAGGAGAAGGGAAAAGTGGTTTTGGCAGAATAGCAAAAGACATAGGGAAGGCACTGCAACAATACGGACGAAGAATGGCACAAAGAGAGGTATCCTTTTCCAAAGAAGAAGAAACCTTTTTATCTGAAATGGAAAGGCGACATTACGCTGATCCTCAATATGCCCGGGAAGCGGCAGGGACCATTCGCGGGGCTTACTCAGGAGCCTGGTCAAAGGCTATGGAGGTTTCCATGTGGGCTTTTGGTAAGGAAGAGAACCTCATGCGTGGCGCAACCATGCTGGCCGGATTTAGAATAGCGCGAAAAGCCGGATATTCTTTTGACGAGGCAGTAGAGAAAGCTCAACTTGCTTCTAACCGGGCTCATGGAATTTACGGCAGGGCAACCTTACCTATTTATGCCCAGGGAAATAATATCGGAGAAAAATTTGTAAAACTTTTTTATACCTACCTGAAATTTCCTCATACCTATTTGCAAACCCTTTATGACCTGAAAATGAGGAGAGGCAATATTAAAGCCTTTATGTGGCAATTAGCGGCGCCGGTTGTTTTAGGCGGTGCCGCGGCCATTCCTTTCAAGGGCTTAATCATTGGTTTTATTGCCGCAGTTATGAAGGCATTAGGCGACGACCGGGATCCGGAAAAGATGGTTTGGGATGGCATAAGGGAACAGTTAGGACCAACGGCTGAGAGAGCGGGGCGATTAGGTGTTACGGGACTGGCCGGAGTTGATTTAAGCGGATCGCTTTCTATCGGAGTGGGTATCCCCAGAAATGCCTATGAAACATTTGGGATTGCCGGCGGCTTGGCAAAAGATGTAGGAGAAGCGTGGCGGTATATGGAATCACAGCAACCTGTCCGGGCAGTAGAAAAGGTTCTTCCCACGGGTGTTGCAAATATTGTCAGGGCCCAGAGAGAAAAAACTACCGGAGCTACTACCAGCCGAGGGAGACGACTATTTAATGACGATGGTTCTCCTTATATCCCCTCAAGGCTTGAAACGGTTTTGCGGACAAGCGGTTTCCGGTCCTCGAAGGAAGCAGTGCTGGCAACTCAAAACTGGGAGAAAACCCGAGAAGCCGGGAGATATAAAGAAACTCACGACAATATTTTGGAAGCGGTCAGGGCCAACGCGCTGAATCCCGACAAGGGAAAAGAACAAAAAATAAACGATGATATTGCCGAATATAACGACAAGATTATCGAAAGCGGCAACGGTGGAAAAATCCCATTTATCACGCAGAAATCAATCGAGCGCCAAGAATTAAATCTTGGGATGTATGGGACAAACCCCAAAGAAGTAACGGACTTTAGGGAAAACTTGAAACAGGTGAAATTTGCTGAGGAGAATTACAACGAACTCAAAGGGAAAAATAGAATAGAGGCCGAAAGATTTGACGTCAAAAGCAAGCGGGTAAGAAGGCTTGTGGATACTTTTAAAAAAGCAGAACGGCAAATTGAGAAAAAACGAGCACGGAAAAAAGAAATTGGTCAATCTGAAACTTATACTCCTGAACAAAAACAGATTTACTTTAAGTTGATTGATAAGCAGATGGAGAGAATTGTCGAGCTTCCCAATAGACGTTTTGAAGAAGCGACGGCAAGAAGATAAGTAAAACCGTCGGTTTTACGTAATACCGTCGGTTTTGCAAATTATTTACTAATCGGACACTGATAAGCCCCGCTCATTCAGAGCAGGATACTCATAAACCCGGTTTTCATGGAGCGTTTTTAGACGCTCAATCATGGAGCCGGGCTTTTTTATTAAATTTTAACCTTATGGGAGCACAGGAATGAACAAACAGATTGTAGTTAATGTGCAAACAATTATGGACGCTGAAGAGATAGCAGCCAGCGAATCATACGAAACAAGCGCCATAGACCTGGGTAATATCAACGGCACTATGTCGTTGCAGTATGCAATAACCGGCGACGGAACTTTAACTCTCAGTTACACGGTCAGTAACGATGGCACGAATTACGTTCTCCCGTCCGGTGGCAGCACTATTGCGACAGGCTTGACAAAAACCTCGGGGACAAGTGGCAAAGATATTCTTGCATTCACCCCGCCACTGGCAAAATTTCTGAAAATTAAGGCTACTGAAACAGGCACAACAAAGTCCGCGACAATTACTATGACTGCCGCCATAAAATAACAGAGAAATGGACACGTTAAACCTCTTGCACGTTTTAAACCCTCTCCACGTTTATTGCCGGTTAAGGAGTATCGGCAAGAGGTTAAAGTGGGCCTGGTGGACGGCAAGGATTTATGAAGCAACGATTTTTAAACTTATAAAGTTGGTGCTTTTATGTATGACGAAATTATCAAAAACTGCGCACGGATTTACAGAATTGACGAAAGGCTGATCCGGGCGATCATCCAAAAAGAATCGTCCTGGAACCCCTGGGCGATCCGAGTCGAAAGAGGTTTTTGGAAGCGGTATTGGATAGGCATAAAGGCGCTTTTTATACGGACACCAGAGAAAGACGAGCAATGGCTTACCTATCCCGACATTGTGAGCGCTTCGTATGGTCTTATGCAGCTCATGTTGACAACCGCTATGGAACTTGGTTTCCGGTTTCGTTTCCCAACTGAATTGCTCGATCCGGGGAATAATATCAAATATGGGTGTCTGCTTCTTAAAAGGAATTATGAGCAGTATGGCAACTGGGATGATGCGATCAGCGCCTATAATCAGGGGAATAACCGTAAGGATTCAAGCGGCAAATACGTCAATCAGGTTTACGTTGACAAGGTTAATCAATTTATGAGGGAGGGGTAAGATGTCAGCAGAATTTGATCGAGACCTATGTAATGAGCGGCACAAAACCATTGACCGAAGACTGGAAAATACAGAGGAAAGTTTTTCAGATTTAGTTAAAGCCATTAATGGAAAGTTTAATAAGATTATCGTTATGTTTATCGGTGTTCTTTTTACTATCATCGCCTCTCTGGTGGTGATGGTTACAGGAAAATAGAAAGGAGATGATTAAATGGATATTGATTGGGCTGACATAGCCGGCAAGCTACTTGCGAGCAATAATCCGGTAACTGCTGTGGCCGGGGCTATAAAATCCACGGCTGATGTCGTCCATGATTTCACCAAGGACGACCCGGTTAAAGCGGCGAAGGCAGAGAAAGCCATTGCCGATGCTTTGGAAAATCATTTAAAAGAGATGGGGGGTGCAAGCAATGTTCAAGAACTTAACAAGGCTATTGCTGATTTTCGCACTGATCTTAACTCTTAACGGTTGCGGGCATACAGAGGTTAAACCTACTGGCGTAACCATTACAATTAGCCAGCAGGAGTTTGAGGAATTAAAGGCTAACGTGGTTAAACTCGGCCAGGATGCCAAGTATTATCAGGCCAAATATAATGATTGTTTAAAATCCAAACAATAGGAGGTTGTTATGTGGAATAGGATTAAATTAATGTTTTCGTCAATTTTTGCGTGGGTTCTCCCGCTTTTAAAGGCCCTTTCAACCAATGTGGGAAAAGTGGTTTTGAAGGAGGCCGTTTCAGTTTGCGGGAATATCGCCACCACTATGCTGGCGGCTGATGGGACACAGAAGAAAAAAGAAGCCTTCGAGCAGATTGTATTGAACCTTAGAAAGCAAGGGTTGACCGATTTAAGCGATTCAATGATTAACGCTGCAATCGAAACGGCTGTTCAATTTTTAAAAGCGAAGGAGTAAATAATGATGAATCCAGATATAGTTACAACCATTTCCGGTATAGTCCGGGGGGTAGCGGTCTTACTTGTTAGCTTTGGTATTAACCTTCCCGACACCATGGAAAGCACCATAATTAAGGCAACTTGTTTTATCTATGCCGTTGCCATAATGGTCCATGGATTCTACACCAATAAAAAGAAAGCTAACACCTAAAGAGAGGAACATTTCGTTGATGTCAGCGAATTGATTTACCATACTCCCATTGGTTTTGGGGATGTTGTAAGGTAAATGAGTAACAGTTGTAATACAAATTTGTATTATATTTGAACTAAACCTTATAAAAATTGTGACCTTTATGCCAAAAAACCAAGAAAAACTATTTCCACAAAAGTATCTTAAATTGTTTAGGGTAAAGGCTGAATACTGGTTTAAGTATTTTGGTCTTTTAGATTTTGACCTTTTTGTAAGAATTTCATCAACCAATATGGATAATTTAGCTGAAGCCACGTGCGACCATTTTGCCAAAAGTGCCACTATAACAATTTCTAAATTTTGGCCAGATGACCAGTTAAACGAATATGAGGTAAAATGCACCGCATTCCATGAGGTGTGTGAAATAATGCTTTCTCGGTTAAGGGCGTTGGCAAACGGTAAATTTAGTGAGGAAGAAGTAAACGAAACCATCCACTCGGTTATTAATAGGCTTCAACATACTATCTTTAAAGAGTAAATACACCACAACCACATAACGAGACATGGTAATACAAGATATTGAGGGTTACGGTATCGCATTTTGCGTTACCAGCAAGTTGGCGGTAGTCAGACACTTCCCCTGGGTCGTGAGTAGCTACGCTGGACTACCGCCCTTTATTTTAACAAAGGAGGTTTACCATCGAAGTCAAGGGAAAATTTTACGTCGTTTATCCCAGCCGATCCGACTGGATTAAGCTCTGGGGTATTGCCGACATACACCTGGGAAGCGAAGGAGTCTCTCTTAAAAGTCTAAAAAGTGATTTAAAGGAAATTAAGGATGATCCAAATTCCCTATGGTTCGGGGTGGGTGATTACTGCCTACCCATAGAAGCTGAAATCCTCACTAAAGAAGGATTTAAAATATTTGATCAAGTTAAAAATGATGACATAGTAGCTGGGTATAAAAATGGGGAATTGATTTGGACAAAAATGATTCGCAGATATGTTTCTGTTCAACCAACCCTATTACTGCAATCCAAACTTTTCCAAGTGGAATGCTCTCCAAACCATCAATGGGTTGTAGATTGTTGCAATAATCATAAAAAAAGAAAAAGAAAACCCTCTACCGTTACATCATGGCCACGAAAAATCGAAGCCAAAAAATTAAAGACAGGTCATAAAATAATTCTTACAGCTAAACTTAATGATAATGGGAAAATTAATTTAACAAAAGATGAAATTTGGTTACTTGGGTGGGTAATGACAGATGGATTTATCACCCATCGAGGGGCTAACACATTCACAATTGGTATAGCACAATCAAAAGAACCAAACCGCACAGAAATAAGGACTCGTTTAAAAGAATGGATTACCAAGGAATATTTAGACGAATGCGGCGAAATGTCAAGGTTTAATATTCAAGCAACAAAATTTAAAAAATTATGCAATAAAATAAACATTCATCCAAATGAAGTGAAAGAAAAAATTTGTTCTCTTATTGGGGAAATGTCTGTCGAACAAAGAGAAGAACTTTTAGATGCTTTAGTAAAGGCAGAAGGATGGATTGATGGCGGTAGGGTTAGGTTTGCTCAAAAAGAAGGTAATGTTTTAAATGCTTTTTATATGTTATGCGCTCTACTTGGCTATCGGACTGGATGTGCAAAAACCAGGGAAGATGGGATTGTTACTGTTAGTATTATTGCAAGAAGCAATAAAGTAGATGTGTCTGAATTAAAAATTAAGGAGAACTATAAAAAAAGATTTGTTTGGTGTCCTAAAACTGAATGTGGGACGTGGGTATTTAAGTTAAAAAACCAAATTGGGATAACTGGAAACTGCGATTGGATTTCACCAGGCGATAAAAGATTCGACCCTTCCACGGTTACTAAAGATATGCGGGTTCAACAACTTTCCGATTTGGGTGACTACTTCGATAAAGAGCTTAAAAAATACTTCTCCCCAATAAAGGAAAAGGGCCTTGGGCTTCTCCGGGGAAACCATTTAAAGAAATTCCAGGTTGCAACCTCTCAGGAAAATCTTCATAGCAGAATATGTAAAGACCTGGGGATGGCGGATTTTGGCTATACTTGTATGTTTGACCTGGTGTTTATCCGTGATCCCAAAGCAAAAAAGGTTACATTTTACCGCAATCAATTACCCCCCAACTGTTGTTCAAGAACTCAATTCCGGGTATTCGCACAACACGGGGCCGGATATTCACAAAGTCCGGGCGGAAAGCTCAACCGCTTACTAAAATACATGGATGATTTTGACGCTAATATATATTTCATTGGCCATGTTCACGATCAGGTTGGAAAAAGGAAAGTTCAGGTCGGAGCAAACGAAGCCTGCACCAAACTAACCGACAAGGTTAAATTGGGCGTTATTACTGGTTCGTATTTGCGGACGTATGCGCAGCAGGTTTTACTTTATGGAGAACTCAAGGGCTATTCGCCGGTCCCATTGGGAGCCCGGTGGGTTGAAATACATCCAGACACAAGGGAGGTTAAGGCTTCGATTTAAGCCTGCGCTAATTAGCCGCTTACTTAAAACTCTGCCCCGCTCCTTCTCATAGATCGAGCGGGTTTTTTATTTGCTTGAATATTTTATTATTATTGACTTTTTCCTTCCAGCGGATTAAAAAATAAATAAAACCAAGAAACCAAAAGGGGCTCAATAAAAAAAATAGTAGGAGAATTAAATGAATCAACTTTATTTCGGAGACAACCTGGACGTTCTGCGTCGGTATATAAAAGATGAGACGGTTGACCTTGTTTATCTTGATCCGCCCTTTAATAGCAATACCACCTACAATGTTTTATTTGCCGAAAAGAACGGATCACAAGCTGCCGCGCAAATCAAAGCATTCGAGGACACTTGGCATTGGGATCAAAAGGCCGCGGAATCCTACCAAGAGGTCGTAGAGACGGGGGGCAAGGTATCTCAAGTTATGCAGGCTTTCCATACCTTTTTGGGCGACAATGATATGCTTGCCTATCTTGCAATGATGGCTCCACGTCTGATGGAATTGCGAAGGGTTTTGAAGGAAACCGGGAGTATTTATCTCCATTGCGATCCTACCGCAAGCCATTATCTTAAATTGCTAATGGACTCAATATTTGGGGCGGGGTGTTTCCAAAATGAGGTTGTTTGGCATTATAGACGTTGGACAGGTAAGGCTAATAGATTTCAGCGATTGCATGATATTATATTTTTCTTTACAAAAGGCGATAAAAACACTTTTAATATTCCTTATACAGCATATACAGAAAAATCTCTTTACAGGAAACAATGGTATCATACAAGAATAAAAGGAAATGATATTTATGAAACAAAAATTGACGAACGTGGTGTTCGCATGGGAGATGTCTGGGATATACCTGTAATTAATTCTCAAGCAAAAGAACGCCTTGGATACCCTACCCAAAAACCAGAGGCGCTTTTGGAAAGAATTATTGAAGCAAGTTCAAACGAGGGAGCTGTTGTTTTAGACCCCTTTTGTGGCTGTGGGACAACAATCTCAGCGGCCGAAAAACTTAAAAGAAATTGGATTGGGATTGATATTACCCACCTTGCCATCAATCTAATCAAACACCGTTTAAAAGACTCTTATGGCAAACAGGTTAATTATGAAGTCATCGGCGAACCCATCTCCCTGTCTGGTGCCGAGGAACTTGCCAAACAGGATAAATATCAATTTCAATGGTGGGCATTGGGTCTTGTTGGGGCAAGACCTGTGGAGGAGAAGAAGGGGGCAGATAAGGGCATTGATGGGCGTCTTTATTTTCACGACGATAAAAGCGGAAAGACCAAACAAATAATTTTTTCTGTTAAGGGCGGAGAAAATGTATCGGTTAAAGACCTTCGTGATATTCGTGGTGTCCTTGATAGGGAAAAAGCTGAGATAGGTGTTTTAATATGCCTTGCCGACCCCACTAAGCCGATGAGAGTGGAGGCAGCCGGTGCCGGGTTTTATGACTCCCCATTAGGTAAAAAATATCCCCACCTGCAAATTTTAACCATAGCTGAATTACTTAACGGCAAAAAAGTTGATTACCCGCCATCGGAATTAAGTGTAACTTTTAAACGAGCTCCCAAACCTAAACCCGAGGAGAAAAAAACGCTCGTTTTGCCCTTTGGAGATTAACCGACTTTTACAGTGGGGAGGAGGTATCTGTATAGTAATTAAAAACCCTCCTAAGAAGGTAGGACCGCACTATTGACACAATAGTAAAAAAAAGACCCATATAAATATTTTGTTTCAATGAAACATGAATGTTGAATATCCGAAAAATAATAATTTGTGAACCAACGGCCACCCAATAACCCACCAAAACATTTACGATTGATTCCAAAAACGAGTGGATTTTTAACTGCATTTATTATTGTCCTTCTGAACTTGTAACAAACAATAGCCTATCATATCCAGAACGGGTGACTCTCCAAAGGCATTTTTACGGGTTACAAAACGAAAGAGTTTGTCAATCATCCGCGCCATAAATAAAGTATCGTCCTCGCAATCCGGGGTAATTCCATTGGGATAAAAGCACCGCATTACCGGACCGCTTCTACCGAAACTATCCCCATAAGCCTCTTGTTTTTCCTGGACCAACTTGCCGACCTCAAGACCTATTTTTTCATAGATACCGAGCTGACTTTCATTTGCTGTCATAAGTTTCCTTTCCTTTAAATATCATCTATCCCCCATTCGTCATTTTCTTGAAAAATATAGCCATCAATACTCCCATCTGGGTCATACCACTCAGGATGATATATTTCTTTCAAAAGGGTTGTAATATCCATTGTAGGACTGTAAACTAAAATCATCTTTCTCCTTTCTTTTAAGTTATGCCAGAGGAAGGAGTCGAACCTTCACACCGTGATCGAGTGCGCCGATCTGCATTCCCGATGAATGGCTACCATCTGGTGATACTCTGGCTGTTAAAGGGTTAATCAAAAGGGAATATCATCATCCTTTGCCGGTTCCTCAACATAAGAAGGTTCTCCTTTCTCAGGCGCCTTCCCTCCTCCGGCTGAACCCAACATCTGCATTACCGTAGCTACGATCTCCGTGGTCTCCCGCTTGTTTCCGCTCTTATCTTCCCAGGTGCGGGTCTGGAGGCGTCCTTCGATATAAACCTGTTTACCCTTGGTTAGATATTCCCCGCAAATCTCTCCGAGTTTTCCAAACGCCACAATACGGTGCCATTCGGTGCGCTCTTCTTTTTCTCCGTCCGGATTAGTCCATCGTTCGCTGGTGGCTATTCTAAAATTTGCTACCGCGGTTCCGTTGCTGGTAAACCGCATTTCAGGATCAGCGCCCAGGCGGCCTAAAAGAATTACTTTGTTGACTCCTGACATCCTATGCCTCCATTTCTTTAATAAACCGGCTGACCGGGTTTTTGTGGACCATCCCTCTTTGATCTATTGTTTCTTCTGGCCGTTCAGTAATTATCAAGTTGTCCTTCGCTCGGGTACAGGCAACATAAAAAAGGCGCCGCTCTTCCTCTACATCCCCGGAGTTGATCGCATGATTGCTCGGCAGGATTCCTTCATTGCACCCGGCTACGATCACCACCGGGAACTCAAGGCCTTTGGCTGCATGGATCGTCATGAGTTTAACCTTATCTTCTTTCTCTTCGGTTAATTCCTCCTGTATATCCCAAGTGGCCAGCCATTCGAGGTAGTCATTCACTGCTCTACCATCCTTTTGGCACCAATCAAGCACAAATGCTTTAATCGGCTGAATGTCAAAAGGCCATGCGAACTCGGAGGAACACAAATTGACGATAATCTCATCAAAACACCATTGATCAATGGAATCATAAAAGGCACAATAAATTGAATCACGATCTATGTTGCGCCACACCTGAAAATGGCTTTTGCTTAGCTGTGTCGCTTCCAACCGAATCTGATTATAGGTTTCGCGTGGAACTCCAATCAGGTCACGGATAAGAAGGAAGGAAAAATTGTCGTAGGGGTTGACCAACAGTTTTAGAAGGGCATGGAAGCGACGGAAAGGTTCGCTCTCCACCAGGGCAGTTTTCCTTCCGATTTTGACGTGGGGAATTCCGAGGTTAGTAAGTTCCTCAGATAGTTTTTCGAGAAGTTTATGAATACGGGAGAGGACAACAATATGTCCATAATCGCAGTCGGAAAACGAGCCAACAAGATTAGCAATAGTCAAGCAGTCAGCATTGGGGACTATTTCTATCGCTTCCATAACTCCCGAGCCTCTTGTCGCTCTCATGGTCTTTGGTATTCTCTCGGTATTGTGCTCGATGAGCCGGTTTGATGCCTCCACGATTTCCGGGACACTCCGGTAATTATTTTCAAGGCGATAGATGTCGAACTGATCTTGTTGAGAAACAAGGTATTCCGGGACCGCCCCCCGGAATTTGTAGATAGACTGATCAATGTCGCCCACGGCGAAGAGTGACGCCCCCAGGAGCTTAGGAAACTCTTCCACAATCCACCACTGAAGGGGATCGGTGTCCTGAGCTTCATCGAGAAATACATACTTCCATTTTAAGTATTGCTTTATTTTTGGAACCAGTTCCATCATGGCCGTCAATAACATCCCATAGGTCATACTATTATTTTCCCGGCAGCGCGTCATGAGTTCTTTAAATAAAACATACCCGGGATGATCCTCTTTCGGTTCTTCTCCTTTCGCATAATAGGTGTTGAGCATCGAGAGAATTTCTTTTTTAGGGAACTTCCAGGTCTTCCCTTTGAATATCCCCAGGTCAATAGCAATCTCTTTTATAAGAAATTCTTCCTCAAACCCACCATAGACGGTGATGTTCCTTGCTTTCATTCCAACAAGATCACCAAACCTGTGCAGGAGATTAAGGGCTATGGCATGGATAGTGCCAATGGTGATATAAGGAGTATCTATCCTGGTTCGTAGTTCCTCCGCTGCCTTCCGGGTAAAGGTTAATGCCAGAATTTCGTAAGGGCTCACTTTTTTATCTTTGAGAAGATGTCGAATTCTTTCAACCACGACTCTTGTTTTCCCGGATCCGGCGCCGGCCAGGACGAGAGCTTTTTTTGAACTGGTGAAAACAGCGGCTTGTTGTTGGGAATCAAGATTTATCATAATCTGGTTTCCTCCCATCCCTTTGGTATTTTTTTGGGTTCATGGCAACTCGCAACAATCCATTGAATATCGGTTTTAGCGTTGATTATCTCTTGTAATTGGAGGCTGAGTTTTTCCGAGTCCATTTCCGCAGCCTCGATAATAAGGATTTTATTTTTTGAATCTCCAAGAAAAGGAGAGCATAAAGCCGAATCGAAGAATACCTTTTCGCCCCCGGAAAGACTATGATAAGGCGAGATTTTATCGCCATGATGTTTGAGGCCGATAAAAACTCTATCTTCTTCGATTGTGAAGACCGCCTGGCCGTTAGGTAATAATTTTGTGATCTCTCCTTCTATCTTCTGAGCGACATGATTTAATGACGTGGCCTTCACAATTTTTAAATCGGTTTTCCTTTTTTTGAGTTCTTCAAGCTTTGTTTCAATCTCCCCTTTGTCTACCCGTGCTTTTTCGATCTGCCTCGCGAGAGTGTCTGCCTGGATATGCTTTTTCTCGGTTTCCCGGAGAGTTTTGATTGAAACTATTAACCCTGCTATCTGATCAATGAGCATTTGTTTTTCCATTAGGCCGCCTCCTTCCCCTGATATTTACCTATCAGAGTTTTGATAACAATTATGGCCGCACAAGAAGAACAGCCGGTTTTCTCCATGATTGATAGGACTCTTTCGAGGTCGCCTCGACACGCTCCGGAATTTACCTGAATAAAATCACCGTGCGCGGGGACAAATCCATCAGGGTTAGTATTAATTTTTGTGGGCTCTGCTTTCCCTGTGGTTGCCTGAGCCTCGATCTTAGCTTCGGCCTTACCTTCCTCCCTGCCTTTAGATTCTGCGGCTTCTATGGCCTCCTTCTTTTCTTTTTCAGCCTGTTTTTTATTATCCTCTTCTCTTTTCTTTGCCCTGGCCTCAGCATCAGCTTTCGCCTTCTCTTCGCGTTCCTGAGCTTCCTTTTCATTGAGTAAGGCTTGTGCTTCATCCCGGCTTTGCTCTTTGTCAGAAATTTCTTTCTGCACTTCCGCGAGTGTGCCAGCAGGGATAGAGATTTCGCTTTTTTCTTTAGTGAGGTCTTTGATTAATATTTCCTTGGCTGTTCTCTTATCTTTTAACGCACTTTCTTGATTTTTAATTTTCTCAAGTTCTTCATCAATTTTTCCGAGATCTCCTTCCGGTGGAAAAAGTGAAAAAATAAAATCAATTTTCTTTTGGTCACTCATCCCAATAAACTCTGCGAGGTCAAAAATGCGTGGATCCCCATGTTGGTAGAGAATCTTTTCGATTTCGGTTTGTTTGAGTTTTTTCCCGTTACAGGCCACGATCTGAGTGCCGTCTTTAAATGTCCGTGAAAAGGTGCTTTCTAAAGTAATCCCAGGGGGACTATAAACAAACCCTACCGTAAACGGTTCCCCATTATGAGAATGAATTTTGAAAATATCGGTGGCTTGCTTTTTCCCATCGGAAGGAAGATAGCCCAAAATAGAAAGGGTAAGTGCTTGAGGACGAGCAGACTTCCCTACTCCATTAGGACCAATAAAGAGATTGTATTGACCTAATGGTTGCCTGAATTCCAGGCCTTTAAATCCTTTTGCTAAAATCGCTTTGATCATTTTATTTACCTCCATCCGCTATGGCATTACATTCCGCCATTATTTTCTTGGCGTCGTCTAATGCCGTAATCGGTTTTGTGGGATCAAGTTTTAGGTCCAGCCCTGCCTTTAAAAATATCTCCGGCACCGCTTCTTGTGTTGCATCCAACTGAGCCCAAACCGGATTCTTGGGATCCTCGCGTTCAATGGTTCCCTCTGCTTTTTGTTTCTTTTTCCCGGATCCGGTTTTAGTCTTTTCCTTTTCTGCTCCGGTTTCTTTGCCATTGGTGATCGGTTGAGGATCAGGAACCACAAGTTCACCATCAAGATAATCAAAGGTTTGCGGTTCTCCGGCATCAGCTTTAGCGCTTAATTCCTGAGCGCGACCGATTTCTCGGTATTCCGGTGATTTCGGCACTCGTTTAAAAAGCCGATGGACAGCGGTTTTAACCCACATGGAAGGTTCATCATCGGAATTCCAGACGGAAAGGGTTGTCTTGTTTTTCTCGTCTTGTTTGGCGGAAGCGGATTTTGCTTTAGCCGCCATAGCTTCAGGTTTTTCGATAACTTCAAAATCAACCCCGCCATTTTGATAATTAACCACGGCATAAGCCGCGATCAGTTTTCCGCGATCGATTTCTTTGCTTGGGATATGGTAAAGATCAGGGGTCAGGCCATAAGAATAATGGAATTTGTCTTTCTCAAAAACAGGGTGAGCCTGAAAGGATTTTACCAAGCCGGACCGATAGGCCAGTTCGATTTTGCCTTTATATTCTGGAATCAACTGAGCTTCCATTTGTTGGTTTCTCCCATTCCAGAAAGGGACCATACTCGCCTGTCCCAGTGGGCTATTAACCTCAAGGCCAAGCATGGACGCCTCAATAACCGCATTAAGCAGGCTTATCGGTGTGCATCGTGCGAGCCCTGGACTCCGAGAGATTGCGGTGTAAGCAATTCTCATCATGCGTTCAGGGGTCATGTGCTTTGGGAGCACGGTCTTTATGGCCTTAATATTAGCCGCCAACATTTGTTTTATTCCGGATTCTTCTTTTATGCTTAAAGCTTGCGTCATAACTACCTCCTTTTCTTCTTGTAAGGTTTCCCGGAAAAACGCCAATGCTTCCGGGTGAGATACATCAATATAAAAATTCATTTGGTTATCGAATGGATATTCTTTCCATGAGCTCCCGCTTATCCCTCTTGCAGTATAATTTCCTAATTCAAACGCCTGCGGAAACCGTTCACATAGTGCAACAAGCCGCTGTTTATAAGTTAGGTCTCGCACCTTCTTTTGAATAATCGAAGCTAAATCGCTTTCCGGTAGATAGAGGTCAAGGGATTCGTCGTTCATTTCCCCTCCTTATAGGCAAAAAGCTCACATTGTTTGTTCTCCCGATCAAAAACCCAAACTAAATCCGATTTCCTCTGATATGAGTAATCAATGCCGTGGTATTTCATAGCCTCTTTAAGCTCCTCTTTTGTTGGCTCTGCTGGCACGGACACCACGACCTTTGTGAGCGTCCATTTCTCCTGGTTCGCCATCCCTATCATCAGGAGTTGCCCCACTACCACCATGATTAACAAAAAGCCCATCCCCTTTAAAAATCGGGCAATTAGGTTCCCCGCAGGTTCTTCCTGCGCACACTCTTTCATGACGCCTCTTATCGTCATAGCAGAGGCCAAATTCGGATTTAAATGGTTCATCTTTTTTACTCCTTGCTTCGACCGGAATTAATGCTGCACAATTAATTTCCACTTACTTTTTCTCTTTGTTTTTTATCGTAAACATTACACGAAACATTGATAGCCAGTTGCCCCGTCAACATGATGATATAAAGGGCAATATAGCTTTTAACCTCTAAACCCAAGCACCAATGCCATAGGGCTGTTGATATTCCGCCATGTAAAAGAGCTATCCATAAAATAAAAAACAATTTATTCATTTTGATCCTTTGGTTGGGGCGGGGTTTTCAAGTCTATTACTTTTAAGTATGCCGCTCTACTCGCCCCGCCGGTTATAAGTTGATGGTTAAAGGTTAATATTTAAACATCATGCCTACCTCGCCGCGTTTAAAGGTTAATAAATTGCCTGGCGACTGCTCTCCTAACTCCAAACTTATTCGTGGCTTTCTTCACAGTGCCCCTTAAGCAAGCAGACCCTTGCCCATCCAGTGCCAAACTGGACCGCCAGGGAAATGGCTTATTCAGTTTCAAAAGGGTCCATTTCAGAACCATCTTGACGGAACACTCGAGGCGTGTCGTCAATCTCGGGTTCTTCTGGGAAATCTTGAGGTTGATTTATGTCGTTAGCGAACTCTTTTATTATTTCGTCTTTTGTTTTTATGGCGTTCCCCCTTTCTCCTAAGTGAATACGCTGATACTTGGCTCTTCCCTGATATTATCTCCGCGGCACTACCAGGCCCCTTCGTTGCCTCCAGGGTTGGCTTCAAGCCCCGACCTATGGAAGGGATTTGAAGCTGGGCTCACCGTTCAGATTCACATTACTGAATAAAGCCTGTGAACTTGGAGATATGTCCAAAGCTCCTTGGGGAGCGATTTGGCGTTGTCTAAATAAAAAGCGTTTGACCGCATCATAAAGTTGACGTGGCGACCAACGCTTTTCTTTTTTTTCTAATTTTTCTATCCAGTATGCAAAATTCCTTGGAGCTATCCTTTTTATCTTTACCGTCAATCCCTTTGGTTCCAGGTATTCCTTGATGTCTTTTATTCTTCGGGAGAGATAACCGAAACGTAAATCAGGGTTGCTATATCGTTCCTGGGTAAAGACGGATCCAAGTTGAAGGGCGGTTAGTAACCGTGAATTTTGCGACCCGGGCTTAAGAAATTTTCTTTTTCGTTTGCTCATGGAACCAGGCTCCCAAACGCAACCACCATGGCGACGAACCAGATGGCTAAACCTGATAAAAAGAGGATTAATGGTTTCATGGCTTCATCATCCTCAATGCGATTAATATTTTTCTCCACATGGGAAGTGGGTTTAAAACATCGAGACGTTTAATCAATGCAAAGAACTTTTTCATCGGGTGATCCTTTTGGAGTGATTGGTATGGTGGGATTATACAACAATGGAAATCGTTGTCAAGAAAAAAATACAAGATTGTATAAATAAATTGATAAAAAACCCCCGCATTTCTGCGAGGGTTTGGGGATTGGTAAATGGAGGGGGTTATTTAAATTTTATTTCTATCGCCAAAGTCTATGTTTTTTATAATAATCTTTTCCATAATACATGTCGGGATTAACTGGTTTAAATTCTTGCGGTTGTGGAGTTCTTAACTCAAATCCATTTGGTTTTCCTTCTTTATCATAGTAAAAACTTGCATTTGGTTGTTTTATTGAATATCCATCCGGTTCTCCTTTTTCGTTATAGTAAAATGTTGTTTCATTACCACTGTCGGAATAGGCAGCCATTGTCATAAATCCCAACACGATTAACGCTAAAAATAGTTTTTTCATATTCTTCCCTTTTTTAATTTATTGATATTTAATTGCTACGCCCCTTAAAATCGGGATGCTATTGCCGCCCAGGGTGTGGTAGCCGCCAAGCCACGGATTATACATAAATCCTTGTGGAGTTTGGTCATTTTTTTCTTGGACCGGGATTATGGCATCCGCTCCTAATCTCATGCCTTTTTGTCTCATATCTTCCAATAAGGCCGGGTAAGATACATTTCTGTCCCATCCCCTTGATTCTAAGATTGCTATTTGCTTATAAGGCCGCTCTGGATATTGAGTTAATATTTGAGTATTATTTGTAGGTTGATAGTGTTTATTCCCTTCAACCATAACAGCTTTTGTATTAACTGAGCAGCCGTTTAAAGTAACAATAAAAAAAATAATTATAGTGCATAACATTCTATTCATATCCACTCCTAAAAAATTTTTTTAAAATATTTTCTTATATCATACACCTTTTCCCCACCACCACCCCTTAAATCCCCAAGGCTTTTCGCCTTTCGTTTCCATCATAGGGCTTTAGTTTTTCTCTTAGGGCAGCATTTTCTTTTTCAAGCCTTTCTATGGTGTTCAGAAAATGATCTATTAATTTTTGGTTATAAGGGGCTTCTGGTTCTTTCACAATGGTTTCTTGATGGACTGTTAATTTAATCAAGTCCAAAGCTTTTAAAATCCTATAAATATTTTCTACTCCAATTTGTTTTCCTCCCCTTAAAAATCTCCAAATAACGGGCTGAGATACCTCAGATTGTTTTGAAAGGTCTGTTGGATTCCAATGCCGTTCCGCTAAGGCTTTCTGAATAATTTCCAACAATGTATTTTTTTCTTGACTTATTTTATTCAAGTTCGTATAATCCTCAACCATGAACCTACAAACCTATCTCCAAAAAAACGAGTTGAACATTTCTCAATTTGTCGAAAAAGCGAATTTACTTTTAGAAAACAAAAAATTAAACCAGCCTACGGTCTGGAGAATAATTAAAGGCAAAGTAACGCCTCGACCCGAGACGGCCGCACTCATCGAGCAAGCAACTGGATGCCAAGTTTCCAAAATCGAGCTTTTATTTCCAAATATGAAAGAGGGAGGCCCGGGTTCAGAGTATCCGGTGGTTGGTGAGACCTCCGGGTCCGAGCCTATATGAATTACCTTCCCGCATTTAAAGGTTCTTGGGGAGCCAAAAGTATCAAGTAACCAACTGGACTTCGGGCTTTATCGCCAAGTTCCAAAACTCGGGGGGCGGGCTTCCACTCATTAGGTTGGCTAAAAATTTAGCCATAGGACTTCACCTCCTTTTTGAGTGGGAGTCTTCCTCCCTCGGTAAAAAAAACAAAAGGAGACAGGCAGCAAAGATTAACTTTGTTTTTCTTTTCCTCAAATTGACTGTCTCCTTTTACCATAAAATTTAGTTGCTTTTCAATCAATTTCACCTTCCTTCGAGGAGAAAAGTTATGGCTGATAATGGCACCACTGAAGAAAAACGCCTTGAGATTTTTCAAATTCGTGTTGCCCCTCGTCTTATTGAAGAAATTAAAAACTTACCTAAACTGCAAAAAGCGGAATTAAACGAAGAAATCATTTTAGTTATAAAAAAGAAAGCTCACATGAATAATTTTGATCCTGACCAATATTAAATCAGTTTTTATAAAAATGTCCATATTTACAAAGTATTACAAAGTATTGCACAACTTACAGATATTTTCATGAAACAAAACACAACATATAGAAAATCGGGCGATATTGTAACCGCTAAAATGGCAAGAAGACACTAAAAAAATGATTGATTCAGCTCTCTCAAACGCTGTAAAATATCCCCATCATAAACCTTATCAAGGGGAGGTTATTATGCCTATTGGGGGTATTTATTCCGAGCAAAAATGTCCGGTATGTGGGGAAATTTTAAGAGACAACAAGAAAAATGCGGTTGATTGCAGGAAACATCCGCAATGCCGAGCTACTGATTTTGATGTCAGGATCCGGGGAATACATATCACCTGCCATAGTTACCAGCAAGCGAGCGATGTTTTAACCGGCTTACGCTTCAAAGCAAAAGAACGCTCACTCGATGAACGGGACTATAAAAGAGACGCTCCGCTTGGATTCTCCAACCTGTCGCAATCCTACCTTGAGTTTAAAAAGAAAAAGAAGTCTTACAATAAAATGCGGTGGCACTTAGGCTATGCCTCTGATTATTTCCATAATAAAAACATCAAGGAAATATCCGAGGGCGATTTGGATGATTTATATATCTGCCTTCCAGAACGATTAACTGAAAAAACCAAGAAGAATATTTTTATAACTCTTCACGCTTTTTTTGTTTGGGTGAAACGGAGAGAAAGAAAGCAAAACCCAAATTTTGCAATACCGGAATTTATCAAAATTGAATTTGAATCTCCTTATAGAAGGATTGTTGACAAGGAAACCCAGCTTGACATTTTAGAGGAAGTCAAACGGCTCACCTACGATCTTAATCCAAGAATTTATATTGCCTGTCTTTGGCTGACAACCTATTCCCATATCCGGGGGGTAGAATTACTGAATGTTCAGGTGAAGGATATTGATTTGCGGGCCGGAAGGATCGAGGTTTACAGGACCAAAGAGAATAAGCCAAAGCTGATTGAGTTAATCCAGGAAGATATTGACTATTTAAAAAGCCTTCCTGCTGAATTTCCAGAGCTTTATTTTTTCCGGCATTTAAAGAAAATGCCCGGCCTGCCCTACTCCAAAGTTGGAACGAAGTTCGGAGATGCACTTTTAAATAGCTGGTGGAAAATCGCCTGCAAAAATTTGGGGGTTGAAGGCGTTCCTCTTTACCCAGGGACGCGGCACTCTACATTGACGGATATAAATGAAAAATATGGCTACGAGGCGGCGCAAGATCAATCGGGGCACACTACAAGAGAGGCTTTAAAGCGGTATTTAGTCAGGAATAGAGACTCTAAAAAGGCCCTTTATTCTTACGCTCGGAGAGGTAAAGAAAAGGTAAAGGATTTTTACCCATCCCCTGGTAATAAAGTAGTTGATATTATAGATAAAAGGTAGTCGGGGAAGGGGGATTTGAACCCCCGCTCGCTTGCCTTTTATTGAATAAAATCAATACCAATTTTATTAAAGGTAAAGAATAGGTAAAGCGAGCGAAAAATGCAAGGAAATTTTTTATCACTAATAGGCCCGTTTCCGGCAATGTGCCGGGAGTGGGTTTTTTATTGGACGATCATATTGCCCGCTCCGGCAAATTAATATGAGGTTTTTAGAATGAAAGGAGGAGTGATGATAATTCAACAAACAATTCGACAAACTTTTTACGCCTGGGCGATAAATACCAATTATGTGGATATTGACGGCAGTAAGCACCCCGGGTTTATCGGCAGGTATTGGTGGGGGCCGAAGGTGCCTATAAATTTAGAAGGATGCAGGGTTTCTCTTTTTAAAACCCGGAAAGAGGCAAAAGCGGTTCTTTCTGAGGTAAGGGAAACGTTTCCAAAGGCGAGTATATCGAAAGTGGAAGTAACCATTAACGAGGTTGGAAAATAGGAAGGAGCGAGGAAAGTGCCGAGACAAAAGGAATTATTGATCGTTAAACCAAAAAGAAAAAACACAGACGAACCGACTCAGCGTGAGCGGGAAGAACAAAAGAAGCGCGACAAATATTCTAATTTAAAAAAGGGGAATCGGTGAAAAATCCTTGGAAACAATACTCAAAACTTAGTCCCCAACGCGAGGATGGTAATAGACAGATTGCCAGTGATGTTTTTCGTGCGCTTATGTCTGCTGAGTTGTCCGGGTCAGAGTTTCGTATTGTTATGGCGATTATTGATAAGACCTGGGGATTCAACAAGGAGTCAGATGCTATATCAATTTCACAACTCATGGGCATGACTAACCTCGCGGAAAGAACGGTGAAAGAGTCGATTAAAATTTTAAAAGAGAAAAGGGTGTTGTTTTATGCACCCTCTAACATAAGGGTGCGCGTAGGTTCACCCATTAACGAATACATATTTAATAAACACTATGATACATGGAAAACACAAGGGTGCAGAAAGGTGCATGCATGCACTATTACGTCAATAAAGGGTGCAGAAAAATGTAAAAAAGGGTGCACTTCAGTGCACACACAAAAGAAAACTACAAAAGAAACTATTACAAAAGAAATAACCCCCCCTACCCCCCATATTGTTTTACCGGATTGGTTAAAACCAGAACTCTGGGAACAATTCAAGGAACACCGCAACTCTTTGAAGCTAAAGCTTTCAGCCAATGCTGAAAACCTAAACCTAAAAAAACTAATTTCTTTAAAAGAAAAAGGTTACAACCCACAGGAGATTATCGAGGCAACCATAGCGAACGGGTGGAAGGTATTTTATGAACCAAAACAAACCATTAAATTATATCCCCCAACAACTCAAACAGGAGGTCGAGCAATAAAAACATCCTATGATTGCCACAACTGCCACCAAACTTTTTCAGATTATAACCTTTACTTAACCCACGAATGTAAAGAGGAGTTAATGATGGCGAAAGGAGGGCAATGAAACCCAACGGAATGTCAAAGGAACAAATGGACTTGGCTATTCTGGATTTACAAACAAAAGGAAGAACCGTGGTTGGCAAAACATGGGGAGACAAATTTGAGTATGTAAAACAAATTACGGCGAAAGATGAATTATTGAACACTAACCTCGATGCCGAAGCGGTTGCTTTACTTTATATAAAAGCAGCGGGGGTGGCATGATTATTCTCGGTATTGACCCGGATCGCGGCTGGGCCGTGGCTAACCAGGAAAGAAAACAACCAGAGATCCTTGAGGCTGGAACGGTAAAGGGGATGATGGAGCTCGAGGATCAAATCGCCGAACTTGCAAAAAAATACGGCAATCAAGATATGATGGTTAGGATTGAAAGGCCAAATATAAGAAGACCATACGCAAGGCGAGAAAAAGAATCAGTTCCAGTAAGGTTTTATATGCAAGGTTGTGTTGGACAAAATAGAGAAAAATCAAATGGGCTTGAAAGGTGGTGTAATAGACTTGGCCTCAAGGTTGAGTTTGTAGGACCGGCCAGGAAAAAACTTAATGCTAAACAGGTCCGGGATATAACCGGCTACCAGGAAAGGACCAACGAACATTCACGAGACGCGATTATGATTGCGATCAGAAAGGGAGTTTAATTATGGGTAACGAACTACCAAATGTAAAAATAAAACAAATACCACAAATGAAATGCCCGAATTGCCAGGGGAGTTTATTTGACAAGACCTTTCTTGTCGGTTTTCAATCCAAAATGGACCCAGATAATAAAACGGGGATAGATAGGAATATCGGGTTTGATGTTTTTATTTGCCGCAAATGCGGTGTGGAACTCGGGAAGAAGGAGTAGTTTATTAAGACATAAAATATGATTGATTGGAAAATAAAACAGGTAATAGAAGAATTTAAAAATTTTAAAAAACCCCATCCTGATTATATCGGCGGTTGGGAATTATCATCTGTTGTTAAGTCGTTCTATGTGTATATACGTTCTGATTGTTCAATAAGCCAAATTAAAGAAAAAACTGAGCAATACGAACGGACTTATAAAATAAGTGATTAATTAAGTTAAACGCCTACCCGTAAACTCGGACGGCACATTAAAATCGTCAGAGCCTACCCGTAAACTCGGACGGTCCTGAAACAAGATAGGAGCGTCCGATGTTATGTCAAGAATGTCCCAAAAAACCCCAATGTAAAGAAGCATGTCAAGAGTTAAACGAAGATTTAAAAAAGCACGAGCGTTACCAGCGCGAAACAACAATATCGAGCGATGAGATATTATCCTTCCTGGCTAATGATCCCGACGTGTTTCCCTACAAGTATGGTGAGATGGTTCGCTTTTTTCTTCCAGGCCAACCTCTAAACTTTAAATTTCTAACCCCACTTCAAAACAAAATCCTGCATTTATTTTATTTCGATGGCCGCACCTATAAGCAGATTGCCACTAACCTTTCTGGCGGATCTGGCAAAACAAAACGCCAACTAAACGCCAATGTCATAAGAAGGCAAATTTATTTAGCAAAACAAAAAATTCGAAACTTTTTTTACAATAGTAGAGAGGAAAAAATAAATGAGTCAAAAAGAAACAGTTGAGGGTTTTTTAGCGCGTGGCGGTGGAATTAAAAAGTTACCATATAACTCGGAATTTGAAGAGGTCCAGATTACAAGGTTTCGAGATTTTGGAAAGGGAATTGGTGCTTTCCTCAATGGTGGCCGGATGGTTCCCCGTTTGCCGGATCAAGACGAGCAGTTTGAACGAATGAAATGACAACAAGGGCATGAGACCACTATGTGACGCGAGATAAGAAGCTCCTCCGTGATGGCAGGAGTGCATGACATATCGCAAAAAACATAAGTTTACAACGGGCGTGGTGGGCGTTGGGTCTCAAACAAAAGCCGGAGTAAGCTCAACGGAAGAGCGTCTGATTTGTAATCAGATGGTTGTGGGTTCAAGTCCTACCTCTGGCTCTGTGTTCGTAGCTCAGTGGTATGAGAGCAACGGGTTGTGGCCCCGTGGACGAGGGTTCGATTCCCTCCGAACACCCCTAATGATGAGCGCAGGCTTACAACCTTTTAAAATATCCAAGACCCAGCAGCGGTGTTGGTCGCTTATTTATGAGGCTTTAGATATGGCTAACACCATTGTTAATAATGAAAGCAAGATAGACGTGATGTTAAGTGGGCTTGTTTGTTTAAAGGATCCAACACCAGAATTATTATCTCAGGCGATTATGGATTGGAACGATAATAACCCTTTTGATACGAGTTTTTAATGAAAGTAAAGACAGCTCGAAGGTTTTTAGCACGAAATGAATGGAAATTAGCACAACTTCACACTAAACAGATCAGTTCCAGGAAGCTCGCAAGGCAGGAGGCTTTGCGTGTTTATGCGTTATTGAGTGAGAGAACCTGATGGCTGAAATAATCCAGGTGATCTGGTGCCCTGTTTGCCATAAGTATTTAGGGCATTTTAATGTTAAAGACGAGATTGAAACGAAACATATTCAATGTAATTGCGGAGAAATTGCCCCAATAAGGGCATAAGGTTGACGAAGGTGAAAAAGCTAACACCGAATGACAGAAATTTTTTAGAAACCTATCTTAAAACCGGAAACTTAGCGGAAGCGGCTCGAGCAGGTGGAAGCAAGGGGAAGGATGTTCATTCTCTATCAACTCGCGGTGGTCAGATATTGAAAAAGCTTGAACTTTCACTGGCCGAACTTTTAGACCAAAGCGGGCTCAATGACGCAAAATTGTTAAAATTTTTAGACGCAGGGCTTAACGCAACCAAAGTTATATCATGTAACGTAATTGCCCAGAATGGCGAGGGCATGGCGGACGCTCACTCGATGACCAAAGATTTTGTTGAGGTTGAGGACCAGCAAACCCGATTTAAATTTCTTGAGATGGCTTTTAAACTTAAAGGGCACATGAAAGATAAGCCGGCGGATCCATTGTTGCCACTTGATGGCAAAATTGAACTAATTATTAACTTTGTGTGAGTGAATGACGCAAAGACCCGTTGACCTCCCGAAAGCATTCCAGGAATTATTAAAACCATGGCGCTACAAAATCTATTATGGTGGCCGTGGCGCTGCAAAAACGTGGTGTTTTGCCCGCGCGTTACTCTATATGGCTGTGCCTAAAAAACTCAGGATACTTTGCACCCGTGAGTTCCAATCCTCAATAGCTGATTCGGTTTATCGTATTCTGGTTGATCAGATTGCCGCGCTTGAATTAACTCCACTGTTTAAGGTTCAAAAAAATTCTATTGTAAGCGCAACCGGAAGCGAATTCCTTTTTAAAGGGCTCCGGATGAATATTCAGGAGATCAAATCAACTGAGGGCGTTGACATCTGCTGGGTGGAGGAAGCTCAAAGCGTGAGCAATGAATCGTGGGAAGTTCTTATCCCTACAATTCGGAAAGAAGGCTCCGAGATTTGGGCCTCATTCAATACCGGAGAAGAGACTGACCCCACTTATATCCGGTTTGTAAAAAACACTCCTCCTAATTCAATAGTTAAAAAAGTAGGATACCAGGACAACAATTTTTTCCCAAAAACACTGGAGGACGAAAGGGTTTATCTTAAAAAGGTTGACCCGGAAGCATACGAAAATGTTTGGGAGGGAATGCCGAGAAGCATTTCAAACGCGTGTATCTTTAAAGGCAAATTCAGGATTGAGAGTTTCGAGACACCGGAGGACGCTCATTTTTATTATGGCGCTGACTGGGGCTTTTCGGTTGACCCGACAGCGTTGGTCCGGTCATTTATCCGAGACAGGAAGCTCTATATTGACCAGGAGGCATACGGTGTAGGCGTTGACCTTGATGAGATACCGGCACTATTTGATACCGTTCCAGAAGCGCGTGAGTGGCCTATCAGGGCAGATAACAGCCGGCCCGAGACAATCAGCCACTTAAAAAAAAAGGTTTCAAGATCAAGGGAGCTCCAAAGTCATGGAAACATGACGACTCCAAAGCTTCTCCAAAAGGATCGGTCCAGGAAGGCATTACCTATCTTAGAAAATTTGAGCAAATTATCATTCATGAGCGGTGCAAACATACCGCTGATGAATTCAAATTTTACGCATACAAGGTTGACAAGCTCACAGGCGAGATATTGCCAATAATCGTTGACGCCTGGAACCACTGTATTGACGCAATAAGATACGCTCATTTCCCGATGATCAAAGGAGGGATTTTTAGTGGCTTGGAGTTGGAAGATTTTCCGGAATGACCAGTAAGATCAATTTCATTCACGAACCCTACGCCTCCGAGTTGTTTATGGCTCGACGGGATCATGCCCTGGTCACTGGGCAACCGATGGTTGAGAGGCCGTATTATTTCCAGAATGAGGAAACCGGCCAATATTTTTATGATTTATATGGCTGTATTGGGTGGCCGACGGAAGTGGATGAGAAAAATGAAGGACAACCTGGGTATATCGCAGTAGTTGGAATAGTCAAGCCGGGAGATAAAGAACCGGAAGACCACGATGTTAGACAGGCTAAGTTTCAGTTATTGGCTGAGTTTCAATCAAACGATGTGCCGGAGCTGCTTTCTGGCTGTTTAAAATTGAGAGAAGAATACGGGTTTGGGATTCAACCAAATTTATTGAGGATATGGTATGGCGATCCGGAGAGGTTTTTAACTGTTTTAGCTCTCCGGAATGAATTGCTTATAAAACAAGGCGGAGAAAGAGCGGCAATTCTGGTTACACCGCCTGATGATTTCTACACAGAAAAGATTTTTGATAACTATGTGAGGGCGCTCAGGAGCTCGATTATAGCCAAAAGGCTCTATTTTGGTGGGTGCGAGGTTATAAAGGGCAAATTACTTGAGTTTACCCGGGACGATCCGGCCATTGTAGCCGTCGGTGGGCTGGTCCATTCGCTCATTTGCAGGACAATGTGGATGGACGAGATCCAAAATAATCTTTTTGTGGTGGGAGATTGAAATGTCTGACGCAATTTTAATTAAACTCATCTCGATTATAGCAGGATTGATTTTAACCGGAGCATTGATAGCGGTTGCCGGTGCAATCATTGGAGGCTGGCTGATGTTCCGAGGACGATCCCAGACCGGTGAAAAGTTTTTAACAACTCAATCCCCAAAGGGTGAGGTCTTTACCATTCCTGAAAGCTCAGGAGCTCCTAATTTCCCGGGAGAAGAAGAACCAAGCGAACACGAAGAGAAAATTTTAGAGAGAACCTCACAGTTTTTAAGTTTGTATAAAAACAAGGAGGCTAAGTAATGGCCTTAATCAAGTGCCCGAATTGTGGCCAATGTTTTCACGAGACAACTGAAAAGTTTAATCCGGATATAAGGCCCAATGGATCAATGGTCCGGCTGAGACAACCGTGGAGAGGATGGGGCTGGTCTCCTTTTGGTGGAGAAGATGGACGAGATATAAGATTTGCCGAAAGTGAAGCCACTCTTTGCAGTGATTTAAGGTGTCCTTGTTGTGGTTCTCCGTTGGCTCCGGGTGGAAGGCTAACTACCGTCGAAGAACCAAAACAGGAAATAGCCAAATCAGAAGTGAGTAAAAAAGAACTTATCGCTTCAATGATAGCCGAAGGTAAGCCCTGGAAAGAGATGTTGAAAGAAAGCGGTATGAACTTTAAAGAATTATCGGTAATGGTGAAGGAGATTCAAAATGCCTGAATTAACTTTTGCAGAAAAAGTAAGACAGCGGCTCAGGAAAAAGCAGAATGAGAGGGAAGAAGAAATGTTTAGTTCAGATCCCTATTACAAGCGGAACGCGGAACAAAAACAAAAGGCGGATAAACTGAAAAAACGCCCTCTAACACTGGAGGACATCGAGTAAATGCCTGAAATACCTATTGGTGGAAAAGCAAGGCAGTATTTTGGAAAGTTTGACCCCGAAGGGGATGGTTATGATTATGATACTGCCCAAAAAGAAGGGATAACTCCCGATAAAACAGGCCACTGGCCAAGCAGGGCCCCGCGGTCTGGCAGAATTTTAAAAGGGAGGAAACACCCGACGTTTAATCTGACAATTCAAGGGGAACAAAAAGCAGGATACGAAATGTATAAAGGCGAAGATGGCCTTTACTATTCAAGGAAGAAATAAATGCCTGAGATTGAAGCTGAAAACTCAAAAGACTGGGGATTGCTCAACCTACCACCCAAAAACCATGAGGATGTAGGACCGTTTTTCTATCAATTATTTGATATTGCAAAGACGGAGAAAGAACGCCTCCAAGTCGCTAAGAGAATGTTGGCTAATTACGCTCTTTATCGAGGACAGCATGGAGAAATCGGAGTAACCACAAAGAAGCTATTTACTCCGGTCAATCTTTATTTCGCTAACATCGAGCGCACGGTTAGTAATATCACCGCCAAAGACCCGACCGCCGAGGTCATAGATATGGACGGCATAGGAGACGAAGCGGAAAGCATTCTCTCTGCCCGGCTTAAAAAATGGTGGAAGGATTCAGACCAGCGAGGAAAAACAAGGAAGAGCGCCCGGGGAATGGAAATTTACGGAATATCCCCGATCATAAAACCTTTTTGGGATAAAACTAAAAAAGAACCAGGGATGTTGTTGACTGATCCCTTTGGCTTTTTCCCTGCTCCCGGTAACTGGGACGACGCGAGTAAGGAATGCCCCTATGTCTGCTATTTGCACCTTGAATATGTGGATACCATTGAAAAAACATTCGGGGTTGAAGGGGTTGCACCTGACGATGCTTACGAGCTTTTAGGAAAAGAAAGGGAGAAATACAAACCTCCGGTTAGTTACGGAAGGCGCGAGAGCATAGGGAACTACTCTGATCCCATGACTCCGGTAAATAGGGAAAATCAGTTACAGGAAACTAAGGTTGAGAGATGTCTGGTTATTGAGATTTGGATACGGGATAACAGGGAAAAATCAGAAACGAGGGAAGAACCGGCTGTTGATGAACAGGGGAGCCCAGTGGTTGATGAATTTGGGAATCCGGTTATTAACACAATCACTGAGAAAAGTTTAGTTTATCCTGACGGAATAAGGAAAGTTACCATTGTCAAGGCCAAAAACAATAGTCCCAAGTCGCACGAAGGTGTTCTGGTCCTCGATGATTGCGCTAACCCTAATATCAATCCGGCTTTACCTCCCGACTTAGCATTTAAGACCTATCCCTGGGGGAGATTGCCGGAGATCCACGGTAACAGTTATCCCGATATGATTTCAATATGGGGATTTGCCGCCGCGGAACAGGTGGGGGATTTAATTGTTAAGATTAATCAGATTTTTACGCGCCTGGTTTCCTATGTCCTGCAAGTTATGGCGCCTCCACTTGTTATCCAGCAGCATTGCGGGATTTCAAAGCAACAAATTGAAAGCGCCCTGGGAAAAGAAGGCCGGCTGGTTTTAATGCCGACTACTCCCAATGCGCGTATTGAATTTATGCAGGTGCCGAATTTACCGGGAACATTTTTTAAAGTTTTAGAGATTATCCTGCAATTTTTTGACCGAGTATATCAAATCGAGGACGCTGACCGTGGAATTGCACCAAAGGGTGTGGTGGCTGCCAGTGCCATTGTCGCTCTCCAGGAGCGGAATCAGGTTCTTATGCAGACCAAAACATTGGCCATTGATAAATTAGCCGAGGAGAGAGGGAAATGGGCTATCGGACTATGGCAGAACTTCGGGGTTAAAAGCGAATTGATTGAGGTTAATGAAGAGCCAATAGAGTTTATTGGAGTTGATTACGCCGGCAGAAGTTTTGGCTATGTGGTTGAAGCCGGGTCCTCAACACCAAGAACCTCGCTCCATATTCAGGAATTAGCGTCAAAACTGTATGATCAGAAAGCTATCGGACAACGCGGATACCTTGAAGCGATTAACTGGCCGAATTGGAAAGCAGAGATTGAGCGAACCGCAGAAAGCCAGCTTGATCAGGCTTTACAGGTATTAATCGAAGCCGGTATGCCGGAAGAACAAGCAATCAAATTGAAACAATGGCTTTTAGAGCCGCAGGGCGGACCGGGGGACACGAAGGGGAAAAAGACTAATGTTGCGCTTCAAGGAGCGAGACGGGGAGTTCCCAGGGCTGTTCAGGGGGCAGTGGTGTAGTTTTAACCAACCAAGAAGGAGGGCTACCATTAAGGAGAAAAACTATGCACGAACATAAAGACTGCAAGCATGAATTAAAATACTGCAAGGTTTGTGATGTGGCGTATTGCGTTAAATGCCAAAGGGAATGGTATCAAAGGCAATATAACTGGACATGGACAAGTCCGACAATAAGTTATCCTCCGATTGTTACTTATGGGGAAGGGACAGGAACGCCATTGCCAGAGAATCCTGTAACAATTTGCGGCCATCATAACCATGATTGATAAAGGAGAGATTTAAGGAAGAAAAAAAAATTGTTATCGTTGACGAAGGCATTGATGAAGTGAGCCCGGAAGCAAGGATGTGCTGCTCGGGTCCCTATTTTGCCTTTAGAGGCTAAAAGGCAAAAAGAAAATAAAAACTGCTTATATTTTTCCCCTTCATTCCCTACTTAATAGATAGAGGGACGAGAAACAAATAGGAAAAAGGAAATAATATGCCTGAAAAATTAAAATGTGAATGTGGTTGTGAGTTTTTTACCAACAACATCTATCAGCTAAAGCCAAACGGAGAAGTTATTTCTTCTCACTCCGACTGGTTTGCCTGTTTGAAGTGCGGGAAGGTTTATCACGCGAAGAACAATAAAGTGGCTGAGGTTAAAGAGTAATGTTTCCATTTTTAACTGGGTATATCCTCGGAAGTTTTTTAGTTCTTTTTTTAACGTGGTGGCTTATTTCAACAAGAAGGTGGCTTTAATGCTCAAAATTTTCGACTTCGAATGTTATCAGTGCGGCCATGTTCACGAAGAGATTGTGGAGAATGACAAAGACTTTCTTCTTTGTCCTAAATGCAATGGAACATCCCGGAAAATTATTACGCTCGGTCATGGCGGGTTGCAGACGGATACCAATGCTACCTGGCTTCCATCAGCTTGCATGACTTTGTTAAAGCCAGGGGAAAAACCTCTTGAAAGTAGAGGAGAATACAAGAACTACTTAAAACAAAAAGGGATACATGAAGCCGGAGGAGATCACAAAATTGACGGAAAATACTCAATGCTCTAATAAAACTCAGGATATTTTTAAAAAGATAATGGAAGAATTCGTGCGGTTGATGCAGGAAAAACCGACCGGAGAATTTGGCCTATCAATTATTATAAACCAAGGAGGGATACGAGGAAAACCCAGAATTATCATAAAAAAAGACTTGCAGTAAATTAAACGGAGCCTTTAACCCTACTCGAAAGAGCAGGAGCACTATAAGCCCGGTGATTCATGGACAAGCGTAGAACGCGCCATGACACCGGGCTTTTTTATTTTCTAACAACCTTAATATTTCTGGACAACCTTTTGCGAGGCCCGAAAGGACAACCTCAATGCAACTGGCCGGAAAAAGGAGAAGACACAATGGAAAACGCACAAGACAAAGGCACAGAAACAAACACAAACCAAGGAGGCGAGACAAAAATAGACCCAGCAGAATTTCAAAATCTTAAATCAAGTTATGACAACCTTAACACCCTTCTCGGGAAACAAGGCAATGAACTCGGTCAGCTAAGGCAGCAGGTGGCTCAATATGAGCAGGAAAAAGAGACGGCCTCTCTTAAAGCTGCCGAAAGTGGAAAGGTGAAGGAGCTTGAAACTGCGCTCCAAAATGTCAACAGCCAGATTGCCGAACTGGATGTCACAGATCCAGATTACAACAAGACGCTGGCAAAACTTAACAGCGAAGCCTTTAAACTGGCCGAGCAAAAAGGGCGCGAAGAAACTTTAGCATTGGCCAAGGATTCATTTTCCAAGGAGTTAAGCAAACGGGACCAGATGCAGGAAGAGCGAAAAGTGCAAAAGGTAATCGAGAGGTTTCATAAAGACAACCCCGATTTCAAGCAACTGCATGAGTCAGGTGCTTTAGACCCGATTATCAAGGAAAGCGAGGGATTTCACGACCCTGTTTCCGCTTTTTGGAAGATGAAACATGATCAGTTGGCGGCTAAAGCAACCGAAATGGAAAAGCGTCTTAAACTTGCTGGTGGAGAAGGACAGACAGGCACGGTCATAACATCAACCGGACAAGAAATTAATGTTAATCCAAAAGAAAAATTAGGTAATGACCGTCTCGATCCCCGGAAAGTAGATGATGGCATGAGAGCAGCATTGCGGGGATTGCGGGGAGGGGCTGGTTAATACCTAAAAAACCAATAGGAGGTAAATCCAATGAGTTTGATCAATCAATTAAATGCAACAACCCAGTATTACTGGTTACAAACTGAGCCTCAAGACATTGTGAACAAGGCCAGTGCTTTGCTTTGGAAATTAATGGGGCTGGCTATCGAGCGCGATAATTGGACGGTTAAACCCCATGAAATAGTTGACGGCGGTTTGAAGGTTAAAATTCCTCTGGAATTTGCGGCTTCTAACGGAGGCTCATACGGTAAAACGACCGTTATCAATCAATCCAAAAAGGACATCATTGATGCGGCACGGTTCCGGTGGGCTGGCGTTTACGGTTCAAATACCTTAAACCTGGACGATCTCACCCAGAATACCGGAGAGGAAGCCATTATTTCTCTTACCCGGCAGTATATGAATAGCATTATCAAGGCTGCCCGGACTAATATGGCTGACCATGTTATCGCCGCTGCCGCGAGCGATGATCACATTAACGGCCTCGGTGATCTCTTTAACACTACCACATCTACGGAATACGGCTCCATTGACGAGGACGAAATGTCAAGCTGGAAGGCAAACGTGGTTACTACCACAGAAGCTATTAGTTTCGAGGTATTACAAAAGGTTTTCCAGCAACCAGGGTTCGGAGAGTTCGCCGGCTATATGCCTAATTTTATCGTAACCACTCAAGTTTTAAAAGACGGTTACGAACGCACCTTGCAGACCCAGCAAAGGTTTAAGGAAAGCAAAATGGTTGATGCTGGCTGGGAAAATCTTCTTTTCCGTGGCGCTCCGATTGTTGCCGATACCCGTTACTCTACCGGCTATCTCGATGCGCTGAATCTTAATTATCTCTCACTGAGGTCGCACAAGGATTACAATTTCACGACCCCGGAATGGATCGCGAAGAAAGAATCCGGGCAACCCGACACCATCACCGCAAATACTCGGTGGAGAGGGAACCTTTATTGTTCCAATAGGCAGATGCACGTAAGGCATACCAATTTAGCCGAACCGTCTTAAACCGAAAGGAATAGGAAACCGATCCTTAACCTTTAACTCATAGGAGTTTTAACCATGAAGGATATTCATTTATCTATTGAGGTCGCTCAAACGACTGCAAAAACTATCTATCACCCGGTCCCTTGCCGGGGGATAGTCCACGCGGCTTATGCTGTTGTGAACGGAGTTACCAACACGGACGATATAATCACCATTTACAGAGATTCCGCGGCGGTGAACACGATTACTGGGCCAAGCGCGTCTTTGGCCGCCGGGAATAGAATTACCGGTGTCCCAGATACCACATATAAGGATTATATCTTTGATCCCGACGACGATACAGAAGCCTATCAGGTTTTAAAAATTGTTTTTACTAACACCTTTGATGCCGCAGATGTAGTTGGACTTCACATCGAATACGACGATTCCGCGGCTGTAACTCAGGAGGCTTCTGAGTAATTACAGGTTATTGAATATGGCTCCATGCGGTTAGAAACGTATGGAGCCTAACCACTTTTTTACGGAGGCAACAAGGATGAAAAAGAAAATTTTTAACTTAACTGGGTTTATTCTGGTCCTCATGGTTGTTTTGGGGCTCAGCTTCGGCCCGGTTTTCGCCGGGGCAAAAGTTCCCCTTCTTGGCGGAAATAAGCCGTATAAAAATTTAAGTGAATTTGCCACATTAAACCAGGTTCTTAACGTAGGCACGGGCGATACCTATTATGTTGATAGTGGAATCGGCACTTCTGGATTGGGGACTTCCTGGGAATCTGCCCTTACTACCGTTGATGCGGCTATCAACAAATGCACCGCCAGTAATGGCGATGTCATTATGGTAGCGCCCGGCCATGCGGAAAGTTTTACTGCCGCTAACGGGTTTGACCTCGATGTGGCTGGAGTAACAATTTATATGCTGGGTGAGGGGTCAAACGCTCCTACCTTTACCTTCGCTGATACGGACGCCACGATTGCGATCGGCGCAGCGGGGTGCAAAATCGTCGGGGGGCGTTATCTGGCCGGAATCAGTGAAGTTGTTACAGGAATCAGTGTGGAGGCCGCAGCGGATGATTGCACCCTGGATGGTCTTTTCTTCCCCGAACCAACAACCTCTACTTTTGAATTTGACAAGACGATTGTTCTGGCTGCCGGCGTCGACCGATTGACGACGAAAAATTGTATTGCTTATAGCTGTGACGCTGCCGGGGCTACCGACTGGCTGGATGTAACCACTGGGGTGGTCAATGGCCTCAATGTCGTAGATAACTATATCCACGGCGAATACGCCAATGCTCCAATTTACTCAGACCAAATTAATCTTGAATGTCTTGTTAAGGACAATATTGTCCAGAACATGACGACCGGCCAGTTTGGGATTGAATTTTCGGCAGCGGCAACCGGGTCTTACAGTGGCAACTTGGTTTATACCGATGGCGGAACAACTGCCATTGATCCCGGCTCCATGAAAGCTGTTGGTCCTAACTGGATTGTAACCGCGATTGACAAAAGCCCGGTTATGTTTCCGGCTCAGGATGATGTTGCGACAAACTTTCTCGGGGTTGATGATAATGACAATGCGGCTGCAACTACAAATGTAGCTTCAAATCGGGATGGTTCCATTCTGGAACGCCTTGAGTTTATTAATAAATATCTTGAGACCGGCACGGCTGGGGGGTTAACCGCTCCTGCTAATACCAGGTCTTTGTTGGATATTCTCGGCTCTGACGGAACAACCACCACAGGAGCTTTGGCTGGTTCTTTGCTGGGAGCCATAGGGACCAATGAGGCGGCGGCTGATACTCCTTTTGCTTCTGCCACGGTTGAAGACGACGCTGACGGTTCGGTGCTGGAAAGACTTGAGCATGTTCAATCGGATTCCGATAAAATTGACGCTGCTACCTTGGCAGTGGCTCCTGTTGCAGGCTCTTTGGGAAGGTTTATCGCCTCCGGGGGGACTGCCTTGGGGACTCAGTTAGCAGATTCTAAATCTTTAGTTGATGCTCTTGGAACAAACGGAACAACCCCGGTTGATAGTGCTACCTCAGTTTTGGGAGCAATCGGGGTTAATGATAATAATAATGTGATGGATACTTCCACCGTCGTCGATAATGAGGATGGATCGGTTTTTGAGCGTCTTGAGCACGTCCAAGCCGATTCCGACAAGATAGACGCAGTTACTCTTTCTACGACTCCTGTGGCTGCTTCTTTGGCGTCCTTTGTGGCTTCTGGTGGGACTTCTTTGGGAACCCAGTTAGCCGCTTCCAAATCTTTAGTTGACGCAATCGGGACAAATGGAACCACGGTTGCTGATACCGCTACCGGAGTTGCCGGGATGATCGGAGTCAACGACGCCGATAATGCCATGGACACCTCCACGGTAGTAGCAAACGCAAACGGAAGCGTATATGAACGGTTGGAATCACTGGCACTTTCTGCATTAGGCCCTACAAAAGATCATCCTAATTACCTTGCAGTTTCAACCGGAACATTCGATACGACCGGGACATGGAGCACGGTAGCCGCTCACGAGATTGCTCAAGTAACCGGCATGGTGAAAATGCTCATAATCCCGGAATGTAATACAACTGTATCGTCCGTAGATGATACTGGAACAATCGCACTGGGCGACGAGACGACAACGAATAGCCTTATCGCCGCTTCTACGCTGGGTTCTGGCCTTATGGCTGCGGGGGAATTATGGGTTGATGCCACACTTACCAGAACAATTCTTACTCAAACCCAGTTAGACGCGATTACGTTTGTAGTCGCCAATGGCAAAGACATTGGTTACACGGTAGCTGACAAGGCTCTTTCAGGTGGTTCCATGACGTTTCATGTTTGGTGGATACCTCTTGACGCCACTGGTTTAGTTACAGCCGGAGCTGGGGGAGCATTTTAAGGTTTATCTTTTCTCCTTGGGGGTGGGTTCTCCACCCCCTTTCTCTTATTTTAATAATGGAGATTGCAGCTCATGGCTACTTTGCTTCAACTTCAAACAGCAATTCTGGATATTTCCAAGAATCATTATATCCAGACAGATTCAGATATAACCCTTGCTTCCCGGATCAATGCGGCGGTAACGGCTATTGCCGCCGGGATCCGGATGCCTAACGGCCAAATATCCCCTCCCCTTCCAGACCTGTTCACTACTCTTACCGTTGCTACCGCCACGGATGCCGCCTATAAAACGCTCGGGGCTACCTATCAGCGCGGAGTTTTTAAGGTTATTGATTCTTCCGGCGACCAAATAGCTTACCCCAGCGGTGGGGATTATTACGCATTCACTTTATTCTTAAACCGATTACAGAAAAAAGATATGACCGAAAGCGGGTCAATCTATATCTGCGCGGTCAAAGGAACAAATCTTTATTACCAGGGTATCCCCTCAGTAAGCGAAAACCTGACCGTTTATGCCTACCGGAAGCCGGTTGATATGTCAGCAAATTCCGATACTCCGGACGGCATACCTGATCACCTTCAAACAAGACTCATTAAACATTATGTAGGAAAAGAACTCGCCAACGAAATGGTGGACGGCCTGGCTGATAAGCAGGTCTATCACCAGAACGAGTTTTATAGAACTATGAATGAGCTCATTGATTTTATCGGCATTGATGGGGAGCCTGAGTATTATCACAGCGAATACGAAGGCAGTTTTGACGGGGGCATCGTTGATTAATATGAAAGGATTTTTAAGTGATAACCGAAGAAGATAAAAAAGAAATTTTTCAATGGATTAAGGAAGCAGAGGACCGGGCGATTGAAAGGGCATTGCTTCTTATCCCCGAAACCGTAGGGAATATGATGGCTCATGCCGCGACCATGAACAAACTTAACCGGGACTTTCTGACAAAATACCCTGAGTTTAAAAACAATATGGATTCGGTAAAGGCAGTGGTGGAAAAGGTTGAGGGCAAAAATACGCTTATGAAATACGGAGATATTCTTGAAAAGGCTGTGCCCGAGATCCGCGAGCGCATTAAAACAGTTGAAAAACTGGATACTTCTTTAGTGGCGCAAAGGCCTAAACTGAATTTTAATGGTGAACTTTAATGAACCTTAACGTTGGGAAAGACGGACGATTTTCTTTGACCATCGAAGCTAAAGACCTTGCGCGGGGTTTAAGACCGTCCAAGCGAACACCAAGAAACCGGGCTTATCTCGTAGAGTGCAAAGGTGCGGTTGGAAGAGATGGTGTTTTACAGGTCCTTGACTCACTTACCCGGCTTAATACAAGCACGATAACCGAGGCTTTTCCCTTCCCTCAAATTTTTGTTTATTCCGAGGCCATAGTTATTTGTTTCCAGACCGCAATCTATGAATGGGATGGAAGCCTGACCTTAAAAAAATCAGGTTTAACACGCGGGAGCACCTGGACGGCTACTAATGACTTCATTATTTTATCCAATGGCAAGGTTTCAGTGTGGAAAAATCCATTAACTCAAGTCTATGAAACGATTACTACCGTTCCTCATGGGACCGCGCTTTGTAATTTTAATAGTCAAATATTTGTTGGAGCTCCTGATTGTGACGCTGACGGAGCAGATTTAACCTTTCCCGCAAGCCCGTTTGAGATTGAAGCAGAGGTTTTGGGGAGTTACAGCGGGTAATATTAGATTTATTTAAAAATTTGGGTTCTCCGATAAGCTGACGAGCAAGTTGGGGACGTAAGAAAGAATTAAGGCAGCCGGTAAGGGCTTATCACCTTATTGTGCTGCCTTTTTCTTTGCCCGTTTAAAAATTATTGCAGTAAGGAGATAAACCATGGCAAGAGGAGATGTAACAGTTTTTGACGAAGCAAAAGCGAAAATGCTTGATGGCGATTGGGCCAGCACCGATCATTTTTACTGTGCGATTTGTGATGATACAACCACCCCAGCAGCCGGTGATACTACCCCCGTCATAGGCGACTATACCGAAGTGGGGTCTGGCGGAACCTATGTGGCGAATGGAACGGATTTAGGAACTTTAGCTGACCTCGTTACCGAAGCAGCCGGAACAATGACCTTCGACTCAGCCACAAATCCCACCTGGGCGCAGGATGCCGGGAATGATGTGGATGCTTATTGGGGAATTATTTACAATTTCACAGACGCGGGGAAAGACGCGGTAGCTTTTGTTGACCTCGGCGGGCCGGTAGATATGACGGCAGGGGACTTGACAATTACTTGGAATGGAAGTGGCATTTTTACAATCGCCTAAGCAAATAAAAAGAGCTACTGATAATGATTGATCTTGCACATCATGTAATGACCGCCGACAATGCACCTTCCCCTTTTGTGGCAAGTGCTTCCAGTAATTATAGCGGTTATGGTCCTTATCATGCTTTAGATGGTGGGGTAGGTGCCGGAGCTTACTGGATTTCAAACGGGACATCTACGGGATGGTGGAAGATAGATTTCGGTTCTTCGGTTGAACTCAATAGCTATGCTCTTCAGGCCAACACCATTCCCGAACCAAACCGGATGCCTAAAAACTGGACATTACAGGGCTCAGATAATGATACAGACTGGACGACTATTGATACACAAACCGATCAAACCGCTTGGGGGAGTGGAGAAAAAAGAACTTTTAATTTAGCGGCAAATGCGACCTATCGTTATTTTAAAGTTGATGTTACTGTAAACAACGGCGATGCCTATTTAGTTCTGGGTGAGGTTTATTTTTATGCTCCGTCAGAAACGGAGATAAGCCCGGATGATATGACGGCTGACAATGCTCCATCCCCGTATGTGGTGAGCCTTCCCGTTGAACACGAAATCTACCCGGCATATAAGGCATTTAACGGGGATAGTTCCAACCCATGCATTAATTATGGGACAACCGGAGCTTTAAAAATAGATTTAGGAGCAGCTACGGCGTGTGGAGGGTATGGCATCGAGGGGGGGTTCGATTATCCAACAAGAAATCCAAAGAGTTGGACCTTTGAGGGTAGCAATGATGATTCTTCTTGGACTACCCTTGATACACAGACAGACCAGTCCCTTTCGACTCCGGGAGTAAAAAAATACAACTTATCAAGTTCGGGCAATTATCGCTATTATCAATTAAATGTATCTGCCAATAATGGAGATGCTAATTATTTACAAATAAATGAATTACATCTTTATCCTCCTGTTGTTATTGATGTTGAGGTAAATTGCTCAACAGATTCTCTCAGTCTTTCAACTTTTGGCGCAACGGTTAAACTTAATGTTTCAGTAAATGTTGATTGTGTCTCGCTTTTATTGACAGAAAACCAGGCTTTTGTTGAGTATCCGACTAATATCCAAGCCAATGTAGATGTTTTATCTCTAACAGCGCAAAACGCCGCGGTAAATATTAATGTAGGGATTTCAACCTCAGCGGTCAGTCTTGTTCTGCAAACATTTTCAGCGGATGTTGACCTTGATGTTTCAGTTCAAGGTGATGTGGCAAGTCTTATTCTGCAAACTTATCAGGCTGACGTAGATATTGACGTAAATGTTCAGGCTGCCCTTGCAAGTTTAGCGTTAAATCCTTACGCGGCAAATATTAATGCCGAGATTAATGTTCTTGCTGACTATGACGATTTAAGGCTTAACACGCTTCACTCTATGGTTACTGCTCCCCAGAGTATTTTTCATTATGGGGACTGGAGAGATTATAAAGGCGATAGAACCTGGCCTGATAATTTTATAGAACCATCGAATAAGTGGGGGTATCTTAATAATCCCCGGTGGCAGACTTCACCTCAAGCAAAAGTTTCTTATACAGGAAATGAATCTGCCGAGCCTCAAGTATGGTCCTTACCCGGTGGAGGATATTCTTCGGGAACCAGTAAAAAACATATTCCATGCGGGCACTGGCATAAAGCGAATGCCGCTTCACAAAACTATGAAGGTCAAGTTTATATATGCGAACAAGGAAATGATTTGGTAACTGTTTGGACAACACACGGAGACTTCATTAGGACAATATATGGAGCAGGGGCAGGTGATTTTACTGAACCATTAGGCGTATATGTTGAAGATGATGAAGTTTATATAACCCAAAGGTATGGGTCGGTTGCAAAAGGATCAATAGCGGTTACTGATCTTTTGGGGACTCAAACAAGAAATTGGTATTCTGTCCCCTGTGAACCTTATTTTAATGCACTAACACAGGCTTTACAGGTCAGGGGATATAATGGCGAGATATATGTTCCCCGGTGGGATGAATCCAGAATAGAGGTTTATACCCCAGCAGGAGTTCTCGTAAGGCATTTTGATACACCTGCCGATGGAACGCAAATGATAGATGGACAAGTCCAGTCTGGTCAATGGATTGCGTTTTATAATGGAAAACTATATGTATCTTACATATTTAAAGTTCAGGTTTTAAACCCATTAGCCACAGGAACACAGACGCCCTCTAAGTCATGGGGTTCATGGGGAAACGGAGATGGACAGTTTTATGGGATGGGTGGAATAGTCGTTGCAGAAAACAAGGTCTTTGTGGCAAGTTCCGATCCCGTTTTGGGATATATTCATGTTTTCGATTTAAGTGGCAACTTTCTCTATAAATTCGGGACTGGTGGCGGAGTAGTTTATAGAGGCATAGCCTATTATGACGGCGAAATATACACGGCAAATAGTTTAGAAATTGATGGAATGACCGGAATAGAAGTCTGGTCGGTAGCGGGAGTTAAACAACGGCATTGGGAGTGGTCATTAACGGGAACTTTAAGAGGGATATATGTTTATGCTAAACCAGTTTAAAGTTAAAAACAGCATTATTAAGAGGATTACCCAAGAGTGAAATAGACGGCAAATATAATATAAAGCTAATCGGAAACAGATAAGCCTCAGTTAATCAACTGAGAAACTCTTAAGCCCGGTTTGTTCGCGAAGCGTTTTAAAGACGCTTTTAAGGACAACCGGGTTTTTTATTTTTATTTTAACGGAGGAAATCATGGCCTCAATAGTGCCCAATAATTTTTACTACTTGCTCGCTACCAAAGCAATCAACTTTTCCAGCGATACATTCAAAATAAAACTGATGGATACGGGATTTATTTTTGACGCTGATGCTCACGAGGAATGGGCGGATGTGTCGGCAAGCGAGTTATCAACCGGATTCGGTTACACGGTCGGCGGATCTTCCTTGGCAGGCGTAGCCGTCACTGAAGATGATGCTAACGACAGAACCTCAGTTGTCTGGAGCAGTGTTGACTGGACGGCAAGCGGAGGATCAATAGGCCCCTCACCCGGAGCCATAATCATAGACGATACAGTAACAGATGATCCGATAGTCGCTTATATCGAATTTGATGAAGAAAAGACACAGGTTGACGGGAGCGATTTCACGGTAGCAACACCGGGTCTTTATATCCAGGGAGATACCGGGGACGATTCCACTCCGGCTAACCATATTTACTACCTATTGGCTACTAAGGCAATAGATTTTGCCAACGATGTTTTTAAAATCCGGCTTATGGCCACTGGTTTTACCTTCGATAAAGACGCGCATGAACTCTGGGCGACTATATCTGCCTCCGAACACGCAAACGGAAATGGCTACACCACCGGAGGAAACACGTTAGCCGGGGTTTCTCTTTCCGTAAATGACACAGACGACCGGGTGGAAGTTACATGGAACGATACATACTGGATTGCCAGTGGCGCCGATCTGGGACCTACCCCGGGAGCTATTATTATTGATGATACGGTCGCTAACGATCCGATAGTCGGTTACATAGATTTCGGAGGGGAACAGACTTTAGCTGATGGCGGCAAAGGAACCATAACAAATCCCGGAGTTTACTTAGGAGCAGCGTAACAAATGACGCGCGATACTTCTCTCGACATAACCTTTAATTGTCTTGATACCTCTGATGCCGGTGTGGATGAGGTCGGCATAATCAAGATTTACGTCGAAGTTATTGGCTCCTGCACGGTTATGACGGAAGCCGCCGTTGTAGCTTCTGTTGTTGCTCATATTATTGGAACGTGGGTTGGCGGAACTTATATTGATGAAGATTATGCGGAAGTAACCGTCAGGATCCTCGGCACATTCATTACTGAGCCGTTTAAAAAGAACTGGGTTAAATGGTCGAAAATTGGAAACCTTGATTTTACTATTGAGCAAGACAATGAGGCCGGTGAACGGCAGATGGACTGGAAAGGCTGGGTCTATGTAACGAAAAAACTTGGGGGAAAGATTGTTGTTTACGGAGAAAATGGAATAACTCTTCTTATCCCAAGCGATAGCAGCACGGCAATGGGAATGCAGACCATCTCAAGAGTAGGGCTGAAAGGAAAAAATGCGGTTGCCGGAACCGAGTTTCTTCATTACTTCGTTGATCGGGAAGGGAACCTCTGTTCGTTAAGAGGGGATGAAGGCTTAAAAAGACTTGATTATTCTGAATATCTTTCTTCGATGCTGGCAAACATGGTGCTTTCGTATGATGAACCTAACGACCTTCTTTATATCTGCGACGGCGCCCAAGGTTATGTTTACCGGAATGGAAGCCTGGGAGAAGGACCGGCGAATGTAACCGGCATTGGGTATCAATCAGGAACGATTTATCCAGTAGCTCCGGCGGCAATAGTTATTCCGGCCTTGGAACTCTGCACGGATATTTACGACCTCGGGACAAACCATTACAAAACCGTTTTCGAGCTTCAATTCGCTACCAACATCGCCGGCACAATGCAAGCAGCCATGGACTACCGAGCGAATTTTAAGGCTGACTTTACACAAACCGAGTGGAAAAGCGTCATGGACCGAGGATCGGTGTTTTTAACTGCATTAGGTAGAGAGATCAGGTTCAAGGTGAAGCTGACGGCTTATGAGTATGTAGAAATGGACTACATCAAAATGTCTGGTGTTATTCACAATCATTAAGGTTGAGATATGGGTTATATCAAAGTTAGAACACCTAAAATACCAACAATTTGGGACAATATCAAATATGTCGTAGGCAAAGTTTACCGGATCACTCGGGAACAGGCTGGCGGCATTTTTATCAAGGTCCTCCATGAATTGCTTAATGATAGATACCAGTGTTTTGTTCACCTTGACGATGATGGTGAAAAACTTAAGGCAATGGTTTTTACTGAAATCTGCGTTAATAAAATAAGCGGCAAAAAGACACTGGGGATACCATGCCTTTATTCATTTACCTATCACACAATGGAAGAGTGGAGAGAATTTTTTCAATTAATTGTTGATTTCGCGGAGCAGGAAAACGCTTTCCCGATAAACTGCGAATCGAGCAATGGGAGAGTATGGGAGATAGTTGAGCACCTGGGCTTTGCAGAAACTTCTCGAAATTTTACCTATAACAAGGAAACTTAAACTATTGCGGAGCTTTTGCTCCGAGATGGGAGGTGTGACATCGGAGGCGGCGGCAAAGGAAGTAGCAGCAGCACAAAAACAACCATTCGTTATGCTCCATACATTGAAGATCACCACGAAGATTTTCTCGATATAGTCGCAACAAAAAGAGATTTACTGATAGACGATTCTCCTTTTGACGATTTCGATGAAATTCTGGTTGACGTGGCGTTTTTTGGAACCGGTTATACTATCGCCTCATTCCCTTCTCTTTACGATATGTATGGGAAGTTTATAGCGGGACTTGATGTTGACACCTTATTTGACCAGATTTTTGAGGAATCTACCGACGGAGCGGAAATCAATAATCTTGTCTCTGCGGAAGCCGACTTACTTGATGATGACATTAACGCACACGTTTTACCTCGTTTTAGATTAGGGATGAGAAATATTAACGCCATTAATTCCTCTTCTTATGTGATCGGGGAAGCGCTAATAGAAAGCGCTCGGGTAAAATCTATCGCAAAATTCAGCAGTGAATTGCGATACCGGATGATCCCGGTTGCAGTCCAGCGATGGCAGACTCACCTTGAATGGAATAAAAACGCAGTTTTAACCTATGGCGAGATAATGAAACTGTATTTTGCCAGTAAAAAGGAAATGACCGAATTTAATTATGAAATATTATCGCAACATAAACTCTGGCCGTTTTCGGTTCTTGAATATGATAAAGCCGCGATTGGGGCTTTAACCGGCGCAACAACAACAAAGTCAAACGCCGGAGCAGGTTCAAAAGTTCAATCTGCTTTAGGAGGTGCGTTATCGGGAGCTGCTGCTGGAAGCATGATCGCAGGGGCTTCTCAGGGAGCCATTGCTGGGCCCGTAGGAATGATAGGCGGAGCACTTTTAGGACTTGCTGGGGGATTATTTTAACAAGGAGGCATTAGGATATGGATTATTCAAAACTTTTTTCACTTACAGACGTTGACCAGACATTAAAAAGAAAAAAAATAATGGATACCTCGCCAACTTCAGGATATTGGGGCGATCCTAACAAGCCAGACCCCAGCATAACGGGAACCATGCCGGAGAATCCTTTAAGAAATAGAGTAAGTGAGGTTTTAACTGGTAATGCCAAAACTCCGCAAGTAAATGAGGGAACTGATGGAACCGGGAATTCTCTCGGTATTCCTCAAAAAAACCTTAGACTTGCTTTCGGACTGTCAGCTCTTTCCAATGCGGTGAATCCCGGTGGATCAGGAAAAGAATTAATGCGACTTTCTGGTGGGTTGTTAGAGAAAAGTTATAGATCCGGAGAAAGAGCGCGGGAAATAATGCGTCAAGATCAAATTGCAGCTGAGAGAAGGCGTGAGGAAATAGCCGATAAGGAGCAAGAAAGAAAATTAAGGTATGAAGATAGGGCGGAGGAAAGAAAATATAGGCTTGAAGATAGAGAAGCGGATAGAAAGTTCCGCCGTGAATTACAGGAAGATACCCAAAGAGAAAATGCACCACTTCTCAATGCCCGTATAAACAGACTCAAGCAAGTAGGGACAACAGCACAAAAAGGAACTGGCCTTAATAAAACCAGTGAAAAGATTGCGGTTAAAAATGCGACAGCAGAACTCAAGAGTTTAGGCGCTTATGTTGATACGGACGAGGGGAGTATTGAGTTCCCGACTGAAATGGAAAGTTCCATCAACAAGGCTCTTAAAAGACACGGCATTTCTTTTTATCCATCTAAGTCTCAAGATACGCCCGGAAGGAAAACCTATTATCTGGGATCATATAATTCAGGACAAGTAAATTCATCGGCTGGGGCTTTTAACCTTGAAGATTACTTACCGAAATAGGGGACTATGGACCAATTAGCTGATAGAAAATTAGACATATTCAGGGAGTGGGAACAGGACGAGCGTTATAAAAACCTTACTCCTGAGCAACGGGCGATCGTGGCGGGAAACTTCTTTGACAAGAACGTGCCCCAGGACAAGTGGGGATCATTAACTGATGATGTCAAGGCACAGACCCGCAAGAATTTTATTGACGCACAATTATCAGATACTCCTGAACCGAAAATAGAAAAACCCATTGACGTGGGGGTAATGGGACAAAAGGACCAAGGACTAATAGAAAGCGGGTTTAAGGGGTTAATTCATGGGACACTTGGCTTAGGTGAATCAGTGGGGGCTGGTGTCCAATACTTAGGCGGTAGATTAGACAGTGAAACTCTTAAAACAGCAGGAGAAACTACCGCGAAATTTTGGGGAGAGAAAGCAAAAGGGTTTGAGGCTCCCAAAGACCTTCAAGGATCGGTTTTGAGAAAACCAGAGCTTCTCCTTGAGCCGTCCTGGTGGGCTTATAATGTTGCAGATATGGCGCCTTCTCTTGCCGCCGCAATTATACCAGGAGCCGGAGCCGTTAAATACGTTAAAATTGGAGGGGAGGCACTTCGTTTAACTCCTCAGATTGTTGCCCGTATGGCAAGGTTGGCCGGAAGTGGTGTTGGCGGTTTTACTGGCGGTGCCCTTGAAGGGACAAGCACCTACCGGGAGGTATTGGAAAGAGGGGGGACTGAACAAGAAGCGGCACGAGCCGCGGAATTAATGACTGCTGCCTCTGGCCTTTTAAATGCCGTATCTCTCGACAAAATACTTTCTCCTGCAAAAAAAGGCTTTTTGAAACGGTTTCTTATTAGTGGTTCAACCGAAGGCATTACGGAATACCTCGAAGAGCCGGCAGAGGTTGGCATAAAAAAGGTTATTATCCCCGATAAATTTTCCAATGAAGATGCAGTCGAGCAATTAATCCAAGGGCTGAATGTTATCGGACCGGCGTTCGTTACCGGTGGAGTAAGCGGAGCTATTTCACGACCGGACGGTTCGGAAGTGAAAGGCAAAAAGAAACCGGCAAAACCTACTCCCGAACAAGTAATGGACTTGATTAATACCGGCATGACTACCGGGAAAACTCCGACTGGGGAAACCTTCACTCCTGCTCAGGCTACCGCAGTTATAAAAGAAGCTCATAAACAGGGGATTATCGGGACACCTGAACTGGAGGCTTTAAAAGAAAACCATCCATCCCTTAGCGAAAACATTAATACTATCGCAGCAGATCAGGCCGCAGAACGCGTTCGCAAGGCGGCAGAAGAGATAGCCCGGGAAGATGAAACAATAAAACAGACTCGCCAGACCACCCTGGGGAATATTGAAACTGCCCTTAATAAAGGCACTCTTGATATTGAAGATGTGCGAGCCTTAAAACTCCGGCCGGAAATTATTAAACTGGGGATCGAGACTGAATTAGACGTCTTGATCCACAATAAAAAGGTTGTTGATGCGAGCAAAGGGGGAAAACCAGGAGAAGAATTAAAAGCCGCAGGAACCGGCAGAGGGATACCGCAGGGCGAAGAAGGGAAAGTTCCAACTGCAAACCTTGAGGAAGGATATTTAAAACAGGAAGCTGAGAAAAACGGTGTTACCTATAATGGTGTTCAAAAAGGTGTCAATGGAGAGCGGATACCTCTTTTTACTGACAATGAAACAAAAAGCACTTTCGGGGTTGACTTCGCCAATGGTCAGACCATAGAAGAACAACTGGAAAAGACAAGGGAGCGGTTTAAGGCTTCTGAAAAAGGCGAACCACTGCAAGGAGAAGGAGAGGAAGAATTAAGTCACGAGGAAGAAGGGAAACGGCCTCAAACTGCTGATGAGTTACCACTTGAAATTGATTTTCACGACAACATGACGCCGAAAGATATTAGCTGGGCTTGGGGTGATTTCGGGGTGGTCGAAGATAATATTAGAGAAGCTAATGCTCCCAAAATTGCTAAACTTCGAAAAACGCTCGAAGGATTAAAAAACGACCGGACAAAAGAAGGAAGGGAAAAGAAAACTAAAATAAAAGAACAGATCGGAGAGCTTGAAGCCGAGGCTGACCAGATAAGAGTAATGGGAGAAAATGTTTTGTTGAATGCCTCCGAAGCATTTGGTGAACGAGTTAAAAAGATAGCCAAAGAGCGAGGCATAACCGATGAAGACCAGTTAGAAGAAATTGCCACTTTAGCCCAGGAATCTCTTACAGAACGACCTTATATCGAGACTAATTGGGAATGGCCGATAAGCAGGATAATCAATGTAGTGATAGCGGAAGTAACGGGCGAGGAAGAGGTTGAGGAAAGCCCGCAAGAAAAAGAAATACAAAAAAGATTAGAAATAAATGACAACCTTTATAGATTTGGAATAGAGGCCGGAAAGAAAGGAATCCTTGATCCGCGAGAGGACAAGGATTTTATGGATTTTGTCAAAAAGGAGAATTTAAGTCTTGGAGAAGGCGGTATTGATGATCCTATTAATGAATGGGAATCCGGTTGGGGAAGGGAAAGGAAATATCCTTTTGAAGATGAAGATACTTCTGATACTGCGAAACTTTATAAAGCCTTGCATAATGTATCAGGTGCGGAATTAAGATGGGAAAGGTTAAAGAAAAGCGGTGCAACCGATGAACAAATTTTAGAGGGAATAAGGATCGAATTTGGAATAATGGGGGGATCTTCTGTCCATGGAGGAGAATGGCATAAGGGGGGGAAAAAGCCTGTCTTGTTTCGCGATCACATGGATAAAAAGCCATTTTTAGAAGGGCAAAAACTTATTGATGAAACAAGAAAACTTTTAGAAATACCAAAACCAGGAAAAACAACTCTTACCGAAACAACACCGGCCGCCGGAACCGGTGGCAATAAAGAAGTGAAGGGAGCAGAGAACAGAGAAAAAAAAATTGATGCTATCGCCGGTTCAATCTTGCAAATGGAAAAATTAAAGGCGGTAATGCGACAGAAAGGGAAACGAAGCAAGGCAACAATTAATATTAAGAGATTAGCTGAACAAACTGGTCTTGATGAGAAGGAAGTTGATCGGATAGTCGGGACGGTAATTCTCGCAAACATGGGAGGAACTAATGGGGCGGATATAAGGAAGCTCGTCGAAAAACATTATAAAGTTGAACAAAAAACAGTAAAAGCCAAGGGAAAAATTGTTTTTAATCCCGACAAGCACTCTCTTTCCATGTGGGTAAAAATAAAAGGCGGGATTAAAGAAGCAGATATGACCGGGGAAGTGAAGCGTATCCGGGAACAGCCAGGCGGGATATTCCTTTTTAACAACAAAACCGGATTGCCATTTGACACGTTGGCTCAAATGGCGCAAGCAGAAGGATTTCCGGTTGAGGATATTAGAACTTTTATTGATGCTCTCGAACAGGATTTGACTTATAAAACAACTGGTAGTAGGGTTTATTCAAAGTCTAAACAATATTCGGATAAAGAATTAGCAAGGGAAGAGGAAGAATATTATCTCGAACAAGAGGAGCTTAATAATCATTTAAAAGGATTGCAAGATGAAGGAATTGACGAAGGAACAATCGGAGAAACTCTGCAAGCTCGCAAAGAACCTATTGAAAGCGAAGCTAAAGGCGAGGTTGAAAACGAAGAGAATGCGACTCCAGAAGAAGTCAACGCAAGCCTCGAAGAGTTAGGCGACTGGTTTGAGGTTGTAGAACATGCGGAAGAAGAAGAGGGAGGATTCACTCTCACCCAACCGAAAGCCCCCACCCCTAAAAAGCCAGAACCAACACAACTCACCTTAGTCGAAAGTCAGCCGAAAGTCCCCACGACGGGGATCCGTGGAACCAAACCCCCAGTATCTACGGAAGAACTCGAGTTGGTTAAAAAACCCAAAGAAGCCGAAGCGAAAAAGGCACAGAAGGAACTGCCGACCGGAGAGCAACAAGACCTTTCCAAAAAATCCCTTTCCGAACTGGTTAATGACGCTTTCGATATTATCAATGAGCACCTTAAAAGCGAGCGCGGAAGTTTCTCCACCGAAAAGGTGGACCAAACCATTTACGATAAGTTAAAGCCGATATTTGCCGAGATCGCCCGGAGAGCAAAAGAGAAAATGCTTGATGTTCGGTCTTATCTCTTTGGCGCGGTTGACGCACAGCCGGAAGGAAAGGCAAAGGAAATTTATGAGGCGGCGGCCCGGCAGTATGCGGATGAATTGCCAGCATTGGAAAAAGAAGAGAAAGAAAAAGCGACTAAAGAAAAAACTGAAAAGGCAATCCAAGACGAAAAACTTCCTCAGTATTTTGATAACACCGGCGAACGAGCAGAAGATGATACTGAGTATGGCAATAAACGACCGGAAAAGAATTTCAAAAAAGCTCTTAAATCCTTTGCAAAACAAATCAATTCTTATCTTAACTGGGAACCGGAACTTGATAAAAAAGGCAAAGACGCAAGTGTTGATGTCAATGTTCCTCCTGCCGGCGGTTACGGTCATATTCTTCTCTGGGAGCCAAACAGCAACTTAGGTATTTATATCAACTTTTACGTTGATCGGGATTATGACTCAGGAGAAGATGCTTTGAAGGTAAGGAAAGAAGTCTTAATCCGAGCCACTACAAAAAAGGATAAGTGGGGAGGCTTTAGCAATGATTGGATAGATTCAGGAAAAACTGCTAAAGAATTTGCTGAGAGAGCCAAACAATTAGTTGACTTTTACGATATTGATAAATCAAAACAGGAGGCTTTAGATGAAGGGCACACCGAGGAAGAAATTGCCGACGCCGTTGGAAAAGGTGAAGCAGAAGGCGAAGCTGCTATATCTGGAGAAACGCCTGAAGAAATTCAGGAATCAATAGAAGAAGAGATTGATAAAACAAAAGAAGAACTGACCGACCTTGAGGAAGAAACCAAGCCAACAAAGACCCCTTACGATTTTGGGAAAGAGGCTTTTGAACATGGACTAAAGGCGTCCCCGGCTTCTGATAAAGAGTTTATGGATTCTCTCAAGGCCGAGGTTGGCGGCAATATCAAAGCATTTCAGGAATGGCACCGCGGATGGCATGAGGCAAATTTAAAGGCGCCGGTTACGGAACATGAACACGGAAGGCCGCCCCAGCTAAAAGAAAACCCGACTAATGAAGAATTGCAAGCCCATGCTGAATTGGTAGCGCGAGCGAAGCAATATTCCAATATGGAACTGCTAACCGCCGCTTTAGAGAAGGAAAACGAAAACGATTATTATTATAAAAACGTAATTCAGAGGTTTGGATATAACAGTTATTCGGATTTTTTTAGTCATAATGTCAAAGGGGATAAGAGAGAGGCTATTCACGAAGGGCAATCTTATGTTCATAAAATCCAGAACAAAGACAAAAAAACGTATGCCTTTTTTTATCAGGATTGGATTTTAAGGGGAAGGAAAAAAGAGAAAGAACCTCAACCATCACAAAATTTAATAAATTCTGACGAAGCCTATCAGGTAAGGGAAACCCTTGACCGGATTTACCCCGAAGCGAAACAACCTAAAGAAATAACTTCTATCTCTGCTGTTCAAGTCAAAGGAAACGTCGAGGGAAAGATTGGCCGGCTTCTTGGGAAGCTCGGCCTCCAAAAAACTATTCTTGAAGGTGAAGATGCTTATTACAAGGTAATCAATCCCCCCTATCAAGACCTGGTCATTGAAAGACACCCCATTTACGAGAGCGACCGCTATTCCGGTAAGGGCGACCACATACTTTTTACCCATTACTACAAGCAGAACGGCGATCTAATCATGGATGGGGAAATGGTCTATAAGGTCCATGACAACGGGCAGCTCGAACTTGTGGAAACTGCCGTGCCAAACCCGATACAAGGTGGCGAGTTAAGAGGTCTTGATAAAAAGTTTGCCAATATGTTTGCTCAAAACCTTCTTAACCAGGGATTCGGCGATCCAAATAAATTGGTTAATCCCCGAAAAAAGAAAGAAGAAGCTCAACCAGTTAAAACATCAAAACCGGAATACACCGGTCAAGTATCAAGCCTGATCCGCGACCTGACAATTCAGAAGGTAAAACCCTACCTCAATCCGGATAATAGCGAAGACGCAATCCTTGAGCTAATAAAAAGGGAGGCTTCGGATTCCCTTGGTGAAGTAACGATTGATTTACTCGATAATTTTACACTGACCGACAACCAACGCGATTACATAAATTCATTTAATAAAAATAAAGAAAGCTTTGCCGAGGCGGTTTTAAAAGAAATAAAACGGTTGGGGTTGCTCGAAAAAGGGGGGGGACAAGAGGCCGGGCTCCCGTTGATCCAAGATTTCCTCGATACTTTGGTTAAAAACTATCCTTCAAATTCGGTTGCTCAATGGGTTCATGATAAGGTTCGCAACGAAGAAGGTTTCACATGGAAAGAGCTATTTGAAAAAGCCGATGAAGCATTCCAGGGAACTCAGGCTCAAGGGAAGTATTCTCCTAAAGACGCCTACGATGCTATGGAACTGGGAGTTAATAAAGCTATCAAGACCGTCGGATTTCATTCCAAGGTTAATGCTGAGGAAGCCATAGAGGTTGTTAAAGATCTCAAAGACATTATTAAACGTCTCCCTACCCAAACCAAAAGAGCAGGAGAACAAGACGAGTTTCAGCAGTTTTCAACCCCGCCACCGTTAGCTTTTATGGTTAATTGGGTAGCCAACGTGAATAAGAATGATACTGTTCTTGAACCGTCAGCCGGAACAGGCGATCTTGCCATTTTTGCCAAGAACGCTGGCGCCAAGGTAATTGTTAATGAGCTTTCAAAAAAACGGCTCGAACTTCTCAAGCAACTTCCTTTTGACAAGTTTTTCAATGTCAATGCCGAGCAGTTAAACAATATGCTTCCGGAGGATGTCAAAGCGACCGTAGTGGTGATGAATCCGCCTTTTTCCTCAACCGCCGGAAGGACACCCGGGAAAACCGACTCACGGAACATTATCGCGCACATTGAACAAGCTCTAAAACGCCTTGAACCAAATGGACGGCTGGTATTAATAGCCGGTAAAGGTCTTGACGATAAAGCACCGACTTTCAGGGATTGGTTTAAGAAAATCGGAGAGAAATATAATGTCCGTGCCATGGTGGATATGAACGGCTACGAGTATATGAAATATGGCACAACTTTTGATAACAGAATAATTATTATTGACAATACCGGAAAGAGTGATTATAATAACATCGTAAGAGGCAAGGTGGATAAAACCGAAGATTTGATCCCTTTGCTTACGGAGGTTAGAAATGACCGACCAGCAATCCCAGAAAGAAATCTACCAGGGCAACAACCATCCAATCAACCAACTGGCGAAACAGGCACTCCTGAAAGCCAAAGCGGACTACCAGGTGAACCGGGCGTATTATCTCCAACTGGCACTGTGGGGGCTCGACCCGGAGGGGGGCAATCTCCCACTGGTGGACGACCGACCACTCAAACGCAACCTGGAAGTGGCACTACTTTGGGACAACCCGCGAGACCAAATGGTCCTTCTTCTGGGCAAAGACCAGGAGGACAGCAAGGGACAACAGGAGTGGCTTCTCAAAAAAGGCCAGGACAAAACGCCGAAGGAACTCGCGGAACTCTTCCTGGATTCGGTGAACAACCAACTGAAAGCACTTCTCCCGAATTACCTTCCGAGACCTCTGGCGAACTTTCTGTAAACCAAAAAGAAGTTGAAAAGGCTTCCGGTGAACTGTCTGATTCTCTATACGAGAATTATAGACCGGAACGCCTTTCTATCGCAGGTGCTCAACCTCACCCCGCTAAATTAGTTCAATCCGCAGCGATGGCGGCAGTCCCTCCGCCAGCTCCAACCTATAAACCACGAATTCCCGACGAAACAATTAAAAAAGGTCTGGTGAGTTTGCCTCAGATCGAGGCGGCGGTTTATGCCGGACAGTCTTTTGAGACGTTTTCCGAAGATGGAAGACGAAACGGTTTTTTTATTGGTGACGGCACTGGTGTTGGTAAAGGTCGGGAGATTTCAACAATCCTTTGGGACAACTGGCACAGGGGAAGAAAACGTGCGGTTTGGATCAGCCAAAATGACGGATTACTTAAGGACGCGCAACGTGATGTAAGAAATATTGGGTGGGATCCTGAACTCATTTTCCCGAAGCCCAAAAAACCAAAAGAAAAAATTTCTGTTAAGGAAGGGATTCTTTTTACAGCTTATTCCACTCTTGGACAAGGCAATAAGGAAAGGTTCAACCAGCTCGTAGATTGGTTGGGAGAAGATTTTGATGGCGTAATAGTCTTTGATGAATCACACAACCTTGGGAACGCTGTTGCCACAAGAGGAGCAAGAGGCGCTTCAAAGCCATCATTAAAAGCAACAACTGGCGTAGAACTTCAAGACAGACTTCCCAATGCCCGGATCCTCACGGTTTCGGCTACCGGTGCTTCCAAACCGATGAACCTTGCCTACCAAACCCGCCTGGGTTTATGGGGAGAAGGAACGTGCTTCCCGAATGTAACTTC